TTATATTGCAACGTTCATTTTTTTTATTTCTTCTGACATATGATCATCTGTGACATGTACATATAAATCCATTGTAACTTGAATAGATGAATGTCCTAGTATCTTTTGTAATGTTTTTGGTTGTACTCCTTTTTCTATACATCTTGTAGCAAAAGTATGCCTTAATGAATGCATATAACAATGTTCAAATATTTCATATTCACCTCCAAGAGCATCTGCCTCTCTATCCTTATTGATATTTTTTACAATACGAATCATTGTAATTCTAAATGTAGATGCACCAACCGGATTGCCATTTATTGTAGAAAACACTAAATCATTCCATTCGTTATGCCATTCAGAACTTTGATGTTTTAATTTATATTGAAGTTTTTGCTGATCTAGTAGTATATTTTTAGCTTCATCTGTTAGTGGAACTTTTCTTTTACTACTTTTTGATTTGGGAATTCCATAATAAAAACCACCTTTTTTACTATCTTGTAATAATGTTCTCTTTACATATAAAAAACCAGAATCCAAATCAATGTCCGACCATTGCAATCCACCAATTTCCCCACATCGCAATCCCGTCTCAAGAACAAGCGAAAAAGCATTATAATATATAGATTTTTTTGCATATTTAATAAAATCTCTTTGCTCATCTCTTGTAAGGACTCTTCGGTTATTTTCATCATCATCCACGTTTCGTTTTTTTAGTTTTAAATTGTCAGCAGGATTTCGAATAATGTAACCGTTTTCAACAGCTCCTTTAAATAAAGCATGAAGCGTTATCATCGTTAATTCCATTGTCCCATAAGAATATTTTCCGTCATCAAACATTTTGTTTAATATTTGCTGACAATTTATATTCTTTACATCTACCAAAGGTATATTACCTATATATTCTTTAATATTATTCTTGTAACGATTGGAATAATTTTTTTTAGTATTATTTGCAACAATCCCTTCTTTATAATTATTCAACCAAAAATCAAACCACTCATCAACAGTCATGTTACAATTGTTTAACAGGCTATCTTTGTATTTGGCTTCTGTTAGCCAATTACGAGCTTCTGTAATTTTATCAAAGTTTTTTTCTTTACGTTTGCCATTTACAGACGTAAATCTTGCTTGATATCTACCATCTTTTCTTTGATTTAAACCCATTCCAAGCTCTTTACCTTTTAAATCTTTACCCATTTGTTACTCCTTTCTATGGGAAAAGACCAAACCTATATGAACAATATATCACAAAGTCTGGTCTTTTACAAATTTTTATATGTACGATTTATTTTCTAAATACTTTTCAAATTGCTCACGTTTAAATAGAATTGTTTTGCCGTTATGCAACGTGTAAATATTTCCTTCTTCTTTTGCAAGTTCATATAATTTATCTCTTCCTATGTTAAAATAAGCACTTGCTTCATTGACAGTTAAATTGAATTTTTCTTCTGGTGAAAGTTTAATCATATTACGCCTTTCCAGTAGAACCAAATGATCCTCTATTAACATCATTTAAATGTTCAATCTCTTCAAACTCAATCTGAGGCTGAATCTTATTAATACGAAACTGACAGATGCGGTCATTCTTGTTTATAATAGTATCTTCCATAGCAATTACTGGATAAAGCCACTGATCATTATCTCCACTATATGAGTTGTCAATTACCGCAAAAGAATTTGTCTGTAATACTTTAAAATTCTTATATGTGCTGCTTCTCGGTACAATATTAGCTTCATAACCTTCTGGCAATTCCATTCCAACACCTAAATTAACTAAATGAAACTCACCTTTCTTCAGATGAATTGTTTCGGCAGAACGAAGATCAATCCAATTGGATTTATTGCCCTCTATGTACTCTAATTTGTCAATTTCGTTATCAAAATATTTAATCTTAATTGTTTCCATTTTCTTTATTCTCCATATCTTTTAATTCTTTTTTCAAATCTTGAATATAATTAATTGTATCACCTAATATTGGATATAAAATTAGTATTACAATAAATGTACCAATCATGATTCCAAGAAAAAATAATAAAAATCTCATAACTTTATTTTTCTTTGATCTCACCGATATAAGCATCGAATCCATTGTCGCAATCCCTTGTTGTAACCATTACCATTCCGCTTTGTACGAATACTGTTTCTACAGTACATTCGACAAGAACTTTATCACCTTTCTTTAATTTGTATAAATCGTCCATTTCCATATTTGTATTATCTCCTTTAATCACAATATAAAATTACTTTGTTCTGAGCAAGAGATTGCTTTACATCAATAACCCTTTGGTTCTTTGAACCTCTGAATTTTAATGATAGATCTTTCTGCTCATCTATATATTCTCCGTCAACGAGTACATCTACATTAGAAATTATTTCTTTTCTCTTTTTATGAATTTCTATAATGCGTTCAAAATCTTTATCTGGAAATGTTGGTTGACAAATTTTTGACATTAATGAATTCCACTCAAATCCTGTATAAAGCCAGATAGTTTTATCAGGATATGAATTACGGATTTGTTTAACTAATTTGAGGACTTCATCAAGGTTCTGATCCGCTAAACATTCTCCACCAAGAAATGATACTCGTTTAATATATGGTCTATCAATTAATTTCATAAATTTATCTTTTATTTCTTCTGTCCATTCTTTTCCACCATTAAAATCCCATGTATCAGAATTAAAACAGTTTTTACAGTGAAATGGACAACCTTGGACGAAGAGGGAGACTCCAACTCCCTCTCCATTAGAAATATCCATAGATCTAATCTGTGCGTATCTCATTATAAATCCTCCGCAATATCTGTCATATGGACATATCTCTCCTTAATTTCCTGAGTACGTCCTTTTCCCCAGTAATTAGTTCCAATATATCCGCAAGTCCTTCTTGCTACATTCATCTTGTCTTTATCTCTATTGTGGCAATTTGGGCATTCCCAAATAAGTTCGCCACCTTCATCAATAATTTTGATTTCACCGTCGTAACCACAAACCTGACAGTAATCAGACTTTGTATTTTCTTCTGCATACATGATATGGTCGTAGATGAATTTATTCGTTTCCAAAATAGCATCTACATTATTTACCAATCCATCTGTCTCAACATAAGATATTGCACCCCCAAGTGATAACGCCTGAAATTCTGATTCTTTAGCGAGTTTATCAAATGCATTAATTGGTTCTTTTACAAATGTATGATAACTGTTTGTGATATAATTTCTATCTGTAATACCTTTAATAATTCCAAAGCGTTTCTGTAGACACTTCGCAAATTTATACGTTGTGTTTTCGATTGGAGATCCGTAAATTGAAAATCCAATATAATGCTCTTTATTCCACTGGTCACATTTATCATTCATAAACTGCATTACTTTAATGCCAAAATCATGACCTTCCTGTGAATCAATATGTGATTTACCAGTCATATATTTTACACATTCATATAATCCTGCATATCCAAGAGAAATACTTGCGTATCCATTATGAAGTAACTTATCAATCTTTTCACCTTTTTTAAGTCTTGCAAATGCTCCATACTGCCATAATAAAGGTGCGACATCAGATAATGTTCCTTCTAATCGTTTATGTCTGCAAAGTAATGCTTTATGACATAATTCTGTTCTCTGTTCCATTAAATCCCAAAACTTTTCATAATCGCCTTCAGATGATAATGCTACATCTACAAGGTTTAATGTGACAACGCCTTGGTTTAGTCTTCCATAAAATTTATAATTACCATTTTCGTCTTTATAAGGTGAAAGGAAACTACGGCAGCCCATGCACGGGAAACAGTTGCCTTCTTTATATTTCTTCATAATCTTCTCTGAAATATAATCAGGGTTCATTCTCTTTGCAGTACACTTAGCTGCAAGTTTTGTTAAATACCAATAAGGGGAATTTTCATGAATATTATCTTCTTCTAAGACATAGAGAAGCTTTGGAAATGCCTGTGTGACATATACGCCAACTTCATTTTTAAGACCAAGTAATCTCTGATTAAGAAACTCTTCAATAATCATTGCAAGCTCTTTCTTATACTCTGTAGTCTCTCCAAGATACATAAATACACTCAAAAAAGGAGACTGTCCATTTGAGTTAGACATAGAATTGCACTGATAGTTAAAAGTCTGAACACCATCTGCTACTTCTTTTTTGGTATCAGATTCTGCATATCTCTTACAATCTTCATCAGAAAATCCCCATGACTTATATTTCTCATAGTATTTGTTGTAACTATCTCTTACAAATGGTGCTAAATGTGTAAGAGTAATTGTAGCTCCTCCATACTGAAGTGACGTAACACCAAGAATAATCTGAGTGGCGATTGTACAAGCAGTAATAAATCTATGTGGTTTTTCAATCATTACCTTGTTAATACAAGTACCATTCTGTAACATATCTTCGAGATTAATAAGTGAGCAGTTACTCATCGCATTCATGCCAAAATAATCAATATCATGGAAATGAATAATTCCTTCATCGTGTGCTTGTACAACTTCTGGTGGAAGTAAAAATCTACGAGAAATATCTTTGCTAACAATTCCTGCCATATAATCACGCTGAGTATTTAATACTTTTGAGTTTTTATTGGAGTTCTCAGTATTCCAATATTCGCTTTCACCATCTAACAGTTCATCAATCTCGGAATCTGTTGTATTCTCGTTTTCTCTCTGAAACTCACGAATACTTCTATATCCTTCATAGGCTTTTGCAGTAAGTCTCTGCTTTTTTGTAATCAATTTATCATAAACCATTGATTCAATATCAGAGATACTTACTTCTTCTTTATCCTTACACTCATTTTCGATTTCATCTGCAATGTCTTCAGCAATTTTTGGTTTTACAATGCCTGAACCATTTTTCATAGCTTTAAGAATTGCAGTTGAGATTTTTGATTTGTCAAAATTAACTTCTGAACAGTCTCTCTTAATTACTTTTGTCAATATGTATATCCTCCTATCTAAATTACTGTTATGATTGCATAACCAAGTACACATGTCGCAATCGCTGCTACAGCTTTCCAATCAATCTCAAATTCTATACAATCTATAATATTGAATTTCATTTTATCTCCTTTCTCAATTCCATAAGAAATCAACCTTTCTTTGTATTTTTAGCATAAGATAGATCAAGTTATAACCATTATTCTTGATTTATTTTAGTTTTATTTTGATATATTTTTATGTATTCATCGAACCCACTATTTTCATTACAAAAATATTCAAAGTTTGTCCAACTTTGTAACTTATCAGGTTTGGCTCTGCTTCGATAACAACTACCTCTCATTGGGCAATTTTCGCTACTACACATTGTAATATCTGGCATATGATTACCTCACATATCTTTAATTTTTACCTTTAAGGCTTCTAATTCTTTGTACCTATCAGATTCATATTTAGTATGATCTTTTACTATCATATGAGTCTGTTCATTACAAATTAATTCAATAAGTAATTTCCTATTATGTTTTGTCAAAAAATCAATTTTAACATCTGACATCTTATAATTATCCATATTTTTACCTCACAATGTTTCCTTCTAATTCTTCACACACCAATGTTTTGTGCATCACACCATCGTCAACATTTGCATGTGTTTTTATCATTTTCGTATGACTAATACTATATTCTCTATTTCCAACGGTTACTGTTATAAATTCATCTGGTTTAGATAACAATTCTCTTGCAACCATATGGCTTGTATTTAATCCATTAAGAAATATTTCACTCACCCTCTTCCTATCTCATGTAAAAATCCTTTATGTATTCACACATATCCATTGCGCACGATTCAACTCTTGTAAAATAACATTTTAACCATGGATGGATTAAGTTATAATCCCCTCGTTCATCATAAGCAATCACAGGAATATTATTTTTCCACGCTTCATATACTTCAATCACTGATCCAATACTTGTATTTAATCCATTTGTATTTACAATAACAATGTCACTGCCACGAACTAAGTTTAGATCAAATTTCATAACTTCCTGTTCGTTTTGATGTCTTGGTTCTTCAAAATTGAAATAATCACATGGAGAAATAACATTAGTTTTATAATTTACCATATCTGAATATTTGTCCAATTCTGCTGTTACAAATTTTCTCCATGTTGTTTGTTCTTCTATACTTAATCCTGCCATTTTACCAGCTAAATAAATTATTAAGCCATCATTTTTCATTTGTACGCCTTTCTATAATGAAACAATACGCTATTTACCACGTCATCAATATTCTCATCAAAGTTGTTATAAACAATCCTGTTAGCAAGACTTTCTGCATCTTTAAAATCTGATATATCAGTTTTGATACGTCTTTCAGCCTCTTCCTTTTTATCTCCACGAGCATCTAATCTTTTGTTAATAGTTGAAATATTTGAATATAAATAAATAACAGTTACATCATATCCTAGTTTTTGAATATCTCTGATACCATCAGGTGTAAGAATAATTACAGAGTTTTCGTCTGCTTTTTCATAATCTTCTTTTGCTGATCCATAATACCAAATACCTTCAGTAGTAATGTATTTCTTCCATTCTGCAAAAAATCCACTTTCGATTTTCTGCAAAAAATCTTCTTCTGAAATATAATGATATGTAATATCAGGGATTTCACATTTACGAATTGGTCTTGTAGTATAAGTTACGACACTATTAAATCCATGGTTTTTTACAAGCTTATCTCTCACCAATGTTTTCCCAGATGCAGTTCTTCCCATTAAAATAAGCATTATAAATTCCACCTTTCATCTAAAATCTGTACAATGTGTCCATCTTCAATGACAGCCGTTTTATTTTCCGTAAAATCTCCGTTTAAGAAGTCACTAATTCTAATACTGTCTAAGTCAATAACCTGCGAATAATTCATGTTTATTCCTCCACAATCTTATATTTGCTGCAAATTTCGTTGAATCTTTTGATATAATCCTCATTATCGGTATTAATTACTACCGTTACAGGATGAATATAAATCGTGACTAATCCAAGATAAGATTTTGCATCTACAACCTGTCTTCCATATTTTGCATCAACATCACACGGAATTTGTGATGAGATTTCCATTACAAAATTATTTAAGTCTGTAAGACTGTCTAAATTTAAAGTAAATTCTGTTTTCATTGTTTTATTCTCCTTCTTTATCTGATTTGTCGCTAATTTTGCATATTTCCAGTCACATACATCATCAGAATCTTCAGCACTCCAAGATGTTGCACCCTGTTCCCATGCATACACTAATCCATTTTCATATTTTGCAAAATATCTATGAATCCAAGTACATTTTTCAGTTACCTTAACCAAAATCGGTGTATCAACTGGAACTCTACTCCAATCAACCTGTGGTTCAATCGGTTCGACATATTCGCTGTTCGCCCATTTTCTCGTCTTTATTTCACAATCTCTTATTGTGCCGCCATTAAAATTACACTCGTTGCACTGTGTTTTTCTGCAATTTTCCAGTTTTCCATTAACGACGGCAATGTTCCCCCCATTGCATGCGATTTCAATAATCTCTTTTGCATATTTCTCTTTATTCAGCATCCTTCTTCTCCTTATCTATAAAAACTATGACCGACACTATCTTTAAATAAAAATTCTCTATTTTTATCAGCCCATGAATTACCATTAGTTGAATCAAAATATAATGCTCCATTCGTTGTATCCCCAAACTGAAATGCATATTCACAAGCTAATATTGTTGTTTCTGTTACAATTACATTTTTGTAAGCACCACTTGTATAACTTGAGAATTGTGGATATTGTGTAATAACATCATGCATTGACTTTGGGAAATCGTCATGTTCCATTCTGTTTAGAATCACGTTTGCAACATTTACCTTTTCGTCAAAATATATATCTCCACGCACTTCAGTTTCTACTATTCTGAATAACAATTCTAACTCATATGAATTAAAATAATCATAAATAGACTCATCAGGATCAACCCATGCAGAGTATTCTTGTTCAATTTCTTTATAATTCTTAAACCATTCTTTTGTATCAGAAGTGTCTAAAGCATTTATTTTTGTTACAGCTTCTTGAATTTTATCTAGTTGTCGTTTTGATATAACATCGACTTGTGCTTTAGAAATAGATTCTTCTATAACCAAAGTCATATCTTCTGTTACGCCTGATACTAAGTTGTCTTTTAAAATGCTGTTATTCTGTCCCCAAATGGGGACGACAGGGAATGATACAGCAAATAAACATACTAAAATTGCTATACGTTTTTTCATTATTTCTCCTTATTATGTTGTATAATGGATTTTGGTTTGATTTGTTACATATAGATATTCTCTGTTTGAAATAAGAATTTTGATTAATTGAGCATTGCTAAAAATTGGTCTTCTGAAATGATAGGAATATTTAAAGATTTTGCCTTTTGATTCTTAGATGATGTGGAATTTATATCATTATTAATGAGATATGATGTTTTAGAACTTACAGATCCGACAACTGTGCCGCCATGAGCAACTATATCGGCTTTTAATTCATCATGATTTTTATAATGATTAACTGAACCAGTTACAACGAATGTTTTACCATTTAATGTTTTTGGAATTTCCTCTAATACTACATTAGGTGTTTCAAAAGTAAACTCTTTTGATAATTCATATACCCACAACGAATTCTCATACCACCATTTCGTCATTGAGTTCATCATCGTAATACCAAAACCATTAATGGTTAATAATTTTTCTGGTGAAGATTTCATCAAACCAATAAAATTATTAAAATTCTCTTCACATAATTTACTGATATCTTTACTTACTGATTTTCCGATTGATGGAATTGATAAACTATAGATAAATCTTTCTAAAGATGTATTGCGTGATCTCTCAATAGAGTTAAGAAGTTTTTCAACCGATTTCTTACCAAAACCATCTAAAACTTTCATTTCATTTTCGTAGTCTGATAAATGATAAATATCCTTAATTGAATTTAACCAACCAAGATTGATGAATTTTTCAATAGTTGATTCTGACAAATTCTCGATGTCCAATGTATTTCGGCTTGCTGCGTGAACCAACTTACCTAAAAGCTTACCTTTACAGTTTGGATTTCCGCACATAAGAACTTCTGAATCATTCTCTTTTACAATTTCAGTAGACTGACCACAAATAGGACATTTATTTGGAATTTCAAAAAACTCTACTTCATCTATTAAATCTTCAATACTATTAATTTCTTCTGCCCATCTAATAGCAGGAATTATAAGATTAGCTTTGTATACTCCAATATGCTGTCCTTTCCACATTCTTCTCATAAGTTGTTTCATAACGGAAATATTATGTAGTGATGCTCTACTAACTTCGCTACCATCAATATCTACTGTATCAAAAATTGCAACTGGTGTTAAAACACCTGTCTTGCCACAACTCCATTCTACGTTTCTTAATGTTGTCTCTACTGAATCGTTAAACACTTTATAAGCAATACCATTTCTGAAATGATGAGAAGTATTACCAAGAGATTTACCATATTCAATGTCATCAAACTTAAATACCACGCCATCTTGAGGAAGAAATTTCTCCTTCGCTATGTCTAAAAAACAATCAATAGCTTCATTAACAGACATTAAAGCCAATGACAAATTAGCAAATGGAACTACGTCAAATCCAAGATCCTGTGCATTGATTAGTGTTTCAGAAAAAGAATTATTTCTATAACCTTCAACAACTTCCCAAGCGTACCAAGATAATTTTCTATCTTTTACCACTGATGTATCAAGACTTGACAATGTACCTGCTGCGAGGTTACGACTATTCTTATATTCTCCATTTTTATTAATTTCCGCAAAATCATCTAACTTAATCAATGCTTCGCCATCAATTACATAAGTTCCTTCTTTATTAATATGTAATGGCACATTTGTAAACTGCTTAATATGTTCAGTTACATCAGATCCGACAATACCATTTCCCCTAGACTCTGCTAAAATCAAATTTCCATCTTTATAAGTAAGTCTTACAGTAAGACCATCAAGTTTTACAGATGCTACTAAATTGTGACCATTTGTAAATTTAATAATTTCTTCTACACTATGACACTTTTCAAGTGACAACATTGGTGTTTTATGTGCTACTTCTTTTATGTTGTTTAATACTTTTGCTCCGACATTATGTATTGGACTATTTGCTAATACAATTCCAGTCTCCTCTTCAAATTGTTTCAATTCTTCAAGTTTACTATCAAACTCAGTATCGCTCATAATAGGCTGTCCTGTATTATAATAAGCTTCTGAAGCTTTATTGAGTAGCTTCACTCTTTCTGCAATATCGCTTTTGTTCATTCAATCCCTCCTACTTATCTTTAATAAATACTGTAATTTTACACTGTCCTCGTCCTATATCTTCCATATATGTAAAGAATCCTTGGTTATTCAGATTCTTTTCTTCATCAAAAGCCTCTTCCATCGGAAGCTCTGTCGAATAACTATAAAGCAGAGGAAAGCCTTGTTTCATTTCTTCTTCTGATAATATGTACTGCATCTTAATTCTTTTCTCCACAAAATTCTTTCAAATATGTAAGCAACTCATCTTCTTCTGGGAAGAAACCATCAATCTTCTTTTCATTCTGCAACCACGACAGAAAGTTCATCCAGAATTGTCCTGCCCTATAATCAGGCATATAAGTCATATGTAAACGAGTTGCTTCATTATAAAAGTCATATAATCTATTCGGATCTCTCATAATTCCTCCTCTCTATGAAACGAACATTTATTTACCGTTATACATAATTAATTCTTTTGTATATGGGAGCGTTTCAACCCATTTGCAAAATATATCTATCCATTCTTCTTTGAGCCTATGGTGTCTGCGTTGAAAATACATATTACGAAGTTCTGCATAATTTGTATCCCATGTTCTCATTTGCTCAAATCCTTCAGGTAACATACGCTTTGCTCTAATAAGAAGTCTGTTCATTTTTTCATTATCTTTCGTTGTTCTTTGTATTTCCTTATATTCTAATCGCAGAGATTCAAGTTTGTTTATTGTAAAATTCCACCAAAGAATATCTTCCTCGCAAACAACAAACATATCCAATGTAATAGGTTCATCATTATTAAGTAGCTTATGCATTGTCGAACAACTGTTTTTTGTACTGAAATGATATGTGTCAGCTTCACTCCACCAGTATCTAGGCATATTTGTATCTACAGCTACATGAATCATTCTCATAAATTTGCAATGTTCTGAACCAGCTTTAATGAGAGTCTGTGCAAGTTTCATATCATTGTTACCAATAATGAAAGATTCATCGTTATTCCCATACATATAACATTTATCTGTATTAAAGTTTTTACAAAATTCTGAACAATGTTTGCCAGATGGTGTTTTTAAACAATTAAAACTATCACTCTTATTCCAGCTATTCTTAGGGTTTCTCATTCCTCTGAATGCGTGTTCAAATCCCCATACTTCTGTGTTTTCAAAATTCAATCCTAAATCCTCCTATTTTCTAATCCAATGAAAGTCCAATTTACCTCGTTATATTGTTCCAATATACTGATTTCCTGTTCCTTTACAGGAAATACAAATTCCAAACTCGTCCTTAATTCCACAATTAAAAGTTCCTGTACCACCACATTCCAAACATTTTATTTGAAACACAAAATCTTTTTTTATTACAGGTCGTTGTTTAACAACTGTATTTCTATACCAACCACAATAAACATTTATTTTTTTATTTTGTAAACTGCCAAACATAATCAACAAACCTACCAAAATTCATCATTATTTGGTCGTAAATATCAATCTTAATATCATCTGCTCGTCCAGTCCAAGGTGATAAAATTATTTCATATTCACATTTAGACCACATATAATATATAAGATATTTTTTTAAACCATCTTCAAATTCATCTCTTGACAAATTATCTTTTAATAATTTTTTCACTTTTTCTGTGAAACTTCCATGATTAAATACATTCCATTTAATATTTTTTTGTGCATTGGAATCATGATAATAAACATACCATTCGATACAAATCACCTCCTGATTACTTATTCTCTTTTTCTGTGATATAATGAACAGAAATATTCTAAGATAAAATTTGATTAAACTATCCAAATGTAATTACACCATCTGGATTTTCTTCAAAAAATTTTGATATTTTATTTAACTGTTTTTCTGTTAAATCAAAATACTTTTTACCCATCCATTTTCTTAAACTTCTTCTACATGTAATAACCTTACTTGGATAATTATTAACCCTAAAAGTATCTCCATATTCCGGCACATCAATGTATAATTTTTTTCTTCCATGTATTTCATGTGTATATGCTTGACCACTCATCAGTTTTGGATTACTACTTCCCCATCCAAGTTGCCACCAGTATTTACCATGAACACATGGAATATTCTCATCATATGATTTCATCAAAGATTCATATAATGTTTTATCATATGTCCCCATTTTAATATTTTCATTTGAATCGCCAATAAGATCATACATCTCTGTTGGCGCATATTCTTTTATTAACTCAAATTCTTCTGCTGTAATAGGTCTACTAAACCATGTATGGCATCCCATCTATTTTCATCTCCAGATTATTTATTCTCTTTTTATTTGTGAAATAATAAGCAAATTGCTCTAAGAAATGCAATAAATATTATATAGAAATCATTACAAATTATCTTCTAATAATTTCTGCATTTTTAAACATTGGGATATAAACGCTTTCATCATTATCCCAATCTGGAATATCAACATAATCTACAAATTCTAATGTTGGTTCAAAATGCTTTTCTATGGTTTCTTTAAATCCAACTGCATTTTTATTCCAACTCATGATAGAATCTAAATTATGCAATGAAAACCACAATGGTTGTATATATTTCTTCAGTAACGGAAGTTCATCTTCTTCTGGGAATCGACCTTCTCCAATAAATATTTCATATAACATATCTGCAAGTAATGATAATGAGTACCAAAAATCATTATCGTGTATTGTCACTCGCAAATATTTTGTTGCGCATTCTTTCAATTTTTACCTCCAATTCAAAAAGAAAGTTTAGATTCCTGTGAATTTTTATTTATTATTTTCTACTAATTCTTTAACGTATTTACAACTATCATCGTATGTAATATTAATTCCTTTCTTCCTAAAAACTTTCAAGTCATTTACTCTATAATCAGCTATACGATACCAACCACTATCAGGGTTGAATCCATCACTAAAAACATGTTTTGTATTGAATCTACCTTCACAGTTATATAGTCCTTCCATACATCCATGACCATATACATTGATGTCAATTAAATTATCTTCTCTTTCTTTACACATATATCTTATTCCCATATATCTATCTCTTCCTTTCACATGAAATAATAGTCTAATCTTCTTCGTTATCATCACCGTCATTGCTCGTACTAATATCAACACTAGCTTTAATACAAGCAGGAAACAATAACGCCCAGAGACACCAAGCAGATTCTGTATATTTAATTGCAAAAATTACTGCTATTGATGTTGCAATCCATGCAGATGCATAAGCAATTGTCGTTGCGATATTTTTCATTAATGTATTCTCCTTTTTTATTTTTCAAAATTACTCAAACATCATCTTTAATCTTTCAACAAATGATTTATCTGATTTTACTTTTACAATTCTAACTCCATAAACCGATTTCTCATTTAGTTGCTCTAAAATTTTGTTGAGTGTATCTGTATCTTTGACTCTAATTGTAACAAGTGGATAAACTGAAAACTGTCCTTGTTTCGTTTCAATTACTTCTACATTGTTTCTAGCTAATACTCCAAAAATATTCTTATCATCAGACATACAATCTGTATACTGTAAAATTACTTTCATATTTACCCCTTTCTATAATAAATATCTCAATCCGCTTAGATACTTTTCTTTTAATCTATCTGTAAGTGTATCTGTTAGTGACAAATGATCCTTCATATCGGCTAATTTAACCCAATATGCACACAAATAATCATTTGTGTTATACTTCTTAAACCTCTGACAATACTCATCATACGAAAGATCGTCTGGTTTAGTTAAGAGTAATAATGCGTTTTGGAAATTATCTGGCAAACCAGATGATTTAAAATTTGTATCTTCTACAAGATCATGCATAATTGCCAAAGCCACACACTCATTTCTTAAATCGTATGGAATAAAGATATTTTCTGATACATATGTAGCAACTCTAAGTGCGTGTTCTAATTTATCCTGTGGATAATACTGTTTTGCAATTCTTAATGCTGTGCTTACTTTCATCGTTTCTTTATCTAATGTCATATTTTGCTCCTAATCTCCACATGAAATAATGGTTTCTTGTTACTATATTATTCTCCTTTTAAAATCTCTTTTGGGCAGTAAATAATCTTCTTACCTGCTTTCTGTGCTTTACGAATTGTTGACCATACACCACCTGATTTATTACCATCCCAAATTGCAAGAAGTACATCGCAATGGTCAACCATATATTGATCTCTCACATTATCACAACCTTTATAGAATTCATCTGATAATTCAACCCATTCATCAGCTTCAGTTCTTAACTTATTGTAATATTTGTTAGATGAGTTGTAGTTTTTACATGGTAATATGCAATGCAATTTTAAATTTCTATTTTTCTCTAATTCTGGCGAAGCTGCTCTGTATCTCTCCTTAATAATACAAGTATTTAACCCAATTAAAATATCAGAGCCATTTGCCATACCACAATAAACATCAGACACATCAAGTATTTGATTAAAAATCCAATGACCAATTCTTGTCCATTTAATATCTAACTCATCATCTGGCAATCCTAATCTCTGAGGTCTATGACCTGTTAATGCTACTCTCATTTATTACCTCCTTAATTTTCACAAGAAACTGTCGATTCTTGTTTAGTATTTTTCATATAATCCAAATATTCTTTGTGATATACATCTAAGTTTTTTAGTAATTCTTTACAATTTTCTGCATACTGAATATATGTATCAGCCAAATGTCGTCTGCTTTCTTCTGAATCATCGACTAGCTTATATTTCCATTTATTAGCTCTTAACAAGTCTGCATTATGGTTATAAGTTTCAATACTTTCAGTATATTCTCTCTTTTTCTTTTCATATGTTTCATCATCAATAATCAGATGTCCAAGCAATTTAGGAAAATCAAAACCTAGCTGTGTTCTTAATATTCCATTATCTTCTGCATATTTGATATGCCAAGCAATATCGTCCCAAGCCATACCTCCCAGAAGTGATTTATTATCCTCTTGCTGCACATATGAAAAATACTCATATAATTCCTTTTTTATTTCTTTCTTTGATTTACTCATGATTCACCTCCCACGAGAAATCAGCTTGCTACTGTATTATTCTCTGTTCTTTACAAAACTTCATCAACAATTCCATACTTGACTGCTTTGTCAGAATGAATATAGAAATCTTTCTTCTTTTCACGAATCTCATTAATATCATCTTTTGTGAGATTTGTTCTGTCGATTACATATTCTTCAATCTTTTTATTCAGCCAGTCCATTTCTTCTCTGTCTTCTACCAAATCCTGATATTTACCACTTCTCCAACAACTCATTTGATGATACATAAATGTCGAATGCTTGTAACAATATCTCTTATGTCCTGCTAAGAAAATCTTAAAAGCTGCACTCATTGCATATCCTGTACAATATGTATAGATTGGAGTTTTGCTATTAAGAATGACATCAATTAATCCCCACATATCACTAACAGATCCACCATATGAGTTGATGTATAGTTTAATTGGTTCACGCTTATAATCTTTCTCTTTTTCATCTTTCTCATCGTCTTCTCGAATCTGTTGTAAAATGCTCCATGTTAATTTACCAATAGATTCGTTGTCTACATCATCAGATAAAAATAATGTCTTTTTGTCTGTATTTGCATATGAATTGTCTTTTGAACTCATAAAGTATTCTCCTTATATTTAATTCTCTGTTTCAAATCCAACTTGTATATATCTATCTAATTCAAATTTAGCATTTTCATTCAATAATTGTTTTTCATCAACCAATATAATTGTTCCTGGCTGCACTCTCCCTCTCAACTGACTTGGTGTAAGTACAATTGGATTGAATTTTAAGTGCATTTTATATGCATAATCTGCCATGCTTCCCATCGGTTCGATAACAGGAATTTTATATTTACCACTGATCTTCATCAGATTATATGTTTTACCGATCCCTCTACTATTAAAACCATATAATCGTTTAATGTGTGTTTGTCGTTTCTTTACATAATATTTCAGCTCATGATATAATGCTTTTGATTTTAATAAATATGACCAGTGTTCTAATCGTTCATAAAATTTCATATATGTAGTATCATCTCCTTTGTTATGTACTATATATGGCAGTTGAGTGTTTATCCAACCACTATATATTGTGTTAAGAACGGCATGAAATCCGTCTTTCATTGGCTTTTACACCTTTACCATCACATGCCATGTCTTCCAATTATCATTATCTTCATTATCATCAACTACAATAAAGCCTTGTTTTTCAAGGGTTTTTACGATTTCAACTACGTCAGTTTGCCCCCAACCGTTGATTTCTCCTATTTTTCTTAATTTTTCCATTTTTACCTCCAAATTTGACCAAATGAAAGAACGATTTACTTGGATTTTAATGACTGACTGCAAATATTTCACAGTCTCCTGAATATAAGTCTTTGCAATCAACAAAATCACTAATATGATCCTTAAAACCTTCTGCAATTCTATCATCTATTTCTTTTTCAATAGTATCATGAACCCATTTATAAGCTTCTAAATCTTCTTTATTTGAAAAGTAAACAACATATGGTATGATATTGAATGGACGTAATAAAAATTCAATTCGTTCAACATCATCAATTTTTTCAAACTCAGATAACACAATATTATAGGCGTAAACAGGCGATTTCTTATCCCACTTATCATAAGTAAGGCGATTCAAGAATGCATTTTTTATTGTATCCTTTTTTGACATTATTTCTTTTTTCAATAATTCATCTCTATTCATTTGCCCTCTCCTTATTTCCAATTAAAATATTGTGTGTCCTTACATGTAGGACATTTAATGTTGTAAGAACCAAGTCCATCGTGTATAACTCCCATTTGCGAAGTGCAATTACATTCATTCTTTTCTACTTCAAAAATCGTGCCACAATTCTCACATGTTATTCTTTTTGTGACAGGTTTTAATTCGCCTTGTTTAATGATTTTCATGTTGTTCTACTCCTTATATATTCTTTCATAATCTTGCAAGCTACTTCACAAGCCTCATTAACCTTTTCGATTGCCTTGTCTTTGTTGAATCCTGCATAGTATTCAATCTCTGCAATAGCATCTGCTGAAGTTTCAGGATCAAGAATACGAATTGCTTCTTCTATTGACATCTCACTCATATAATCTTCTCCATATCATAATTTTCTCTGATATAATCACACAGTTCATTCATAGTGGAAATGATATGCTCATCGTCCTTTAAGCAAGGATGAATATTGCACATACAAGAACCTTTCGCTCCATTTTCTTTGAATAGCTTCCAATTGAATGTAATCCACAACAGAGGAACTTTAGTAAGATTTTTCGTAAATAATCGTGTTAGAATTTTCATAGATTATTACCTCCTACTGTATTATTCTCTACAGTTGAGCCAATAAACTTCTTACTGGTTCTCTACTCATATTTTCTTTTGCCCATGAAATATAACCAGGATCAATTTCTTTGATTTGTGGAAGCGTCTTTCCTGAATATTTTCCGAATGTAATTACATAAGAATCAATATCTGGTAACTCTTCCTTTGGAATATCAACACCACCTAATGCAGAAACTACATCATCAGAATATGTCATATCAAGATTTGACCTACTTGCTAAATAATCACACATATGTACAAAGAACTGCTCGTCATTTTCAGGCTTTGGTAATACCGTCTTACTTCTCTTTGTAGAAGTCCATTCACCCGAATGACTCTCACATAATCTTGCAATATATGCTTTTGTATCAGCGTCTACATCATGTTCAACAGATGTATTTCTCACCCACTCACCTGCAAGCATCGGATGTTCGTGTACCGTATATTGAGAACCATTTAGTCCACATTTAATTGCATCATGAAAAATCGGTGTGCAACGTAAACAATCTCGCTGTCGCTCATTGGTCTTTTCTTTTACATACTCTAATCCAAGAACATAATTCATTACTTCTGCAAACATTAAAATATGAAAAATCTGACCATGCGGCTGACACTGTGTTTTATTATGATACTTAAATGATGTGCTACTTGGAATTGTAAAGATATAATCTGGAATTTCCTTAATCATATCAGTACAATAATTTCTAATCTCATCTGTTTCAAACTTATTTAATAGTCCTTCAAAAACTTTTACCTTGTCCATATTTTCTCCTTTACTTCAATATCTTGGAATCCAAACAATTTTTACATAATTCGTATATCATCCTACCCATATATTCTCTTTCTACAAAATAAATGTGCATGTTATTTCTGCTTTGCCATGTAAGCAATGTTCTAAAAAACGATGTCGGATTCAATTTCGATTTATAGTTCTCTGTAAAAATATCCTCTATACTGTCATTCTCTATAAGAAGATAATTTTTCTCTATATTAATCATTCGATTAAATTCTTTAAAAATTCTGTCATCATCTTTAGTTGCATTTGCTATGTTACCAGCTAACTCACTTACGGAATTCTTTCGTTCAATACAAAGTTCGTCACTAAAATAGGTGTCGATTGAGAAGCCCAATTCAGGGCAACTCTCAACCATAAGACCATAATCACCTGTTTTCAATGCTCTTGACTTCCATTTGATGTTATTCCTATCAAACCAATCAGTAACATTTTTATTACTTTGTTCTCTTGAATCAACCAGCACAACCATGTGTGACAGTAATTCTTTATACTTTTTGTCTGTATAATACTGTTTCATTTACATCTCCTAACAAATTTGGTATTCGGAAACCCACCATTCTTGTTCATCTGTTTCTTGCCATTCACCATCAACCTTTTTCATTTTTTGTTTTTTATATTGATTTGTTACTTTTACAATATCTCCACGTCTGATAGGATTCTGTTTGAATATTTTCTTGCTAATTTTTACTGGAATTATGTTACCATTTGCCAATGCATACAGCTTCAATCGTGGAGAATAGTCAACATTAAGATCCAATGCCACACAATAACCTGCTAGTTTTTTATCAACAATATCTACATACCCAAGATTTTCTATCTGATAAGCAATCTTTGTTCGCATATCAGTTTTCTCATTTGGGACATTCTGCAAGAGTTTATTAAGTAGCTTTGCACTATCTAATTCCATAAACGTCTTCTGAGTTTCCTTGCCAGAACATTCTCTAAGTACATCAAAATCAAGTCCATACTCTAGTGCCTTATCCTTCTTCATCTGTTTCTTGCCATAATATTTTGAAAACAAATCACTACAAGTAAGAAGATAATGAATACCACCAAATTCTTCAAAGAAATCGAGTTTAATCAATATCTCAAGTTTTCTGCTATCAACTTTGAGATCAGAAATTCTTACCAATAAGTCAATAAACGTATTAAATTTCTCATCTTTAATGGAATATAAATTATTTGCAGCGTCTTCGTTTAGGAACTTTACAGAAGCAATACCCTTGTAAATACCATCTTTATCACAAGAATACTTTGCAGTAGAATGTCTGAATTTGATGCTATGAATTGTAATACCAAGTTGTTTTGCTAATTCTGTGCCAAGCATAATGTCGTCTTCGTTATTGGCATTATTTAGATACGCAGTGATAAACTCTTTTGGATAATAATATCTGAGATAAGCACACATATAACCAATCATTGAGTATCCTGTAGAATGGTTAAAACCAAACTGGTAATTAGAACTATCCTCTATAATCTTCAAAAAGGCTTGTGCTTCTTTTTCAGCTATTTCTCTTGGTTTAGAGGACATCTTACAATATCCTTCAAGAATAGATGGTAACGCAGCTTCAAGACGATCTTTTTGCTTACGTCCAATAGCTCTACGAATATTATCAGCATCGCTACCACTCAAACCACAAATATTTGTAAGGAATTTAATTGTGTCCTCTTGGAATATAAGGAATCCATGATTATCTTCCAACAATTTATCAATCAACTCCGATGGATTTTTGTTTGGTTCATGTGCTAATAACCTATCTCTATATGATTCTCCTGAAGGTCTAATTGAAGCGTTTACAAGCGACAAGTCGTTTACGCAATGACATTCAAACTTTTTCATTGAATCATAGGCAAACTTTGATTCAAACTGAAATATGCCTACTGGACTATCTGCAATATGCGCCCAAACTTTCTCGTCATTCCAATTAACTGTATGGGATTTCGGATACGGAATATGTGCTAATTCACATGTATCTTTAATAATTTCTATGTTTTTCAGACCAAGCAAATCGTATTTTACGAGGGAGACTTCATGAATTTCTTCCATATTAATACTCAAAATACGTTTACCATCCTTAGACCAGAATGTTCCATAATTATCAGGTAGTGTTACTGGACTTACAATAATACCTGCTGGATGCATCGACTGAGAAATTGCCGTTCCTACAAGACCGTCAAAATAATAGAATAACTTAGGATATTGTTTTTCTTTTAAGTCCTTCAAAGACTTTTCGTTATACTCAAGTTTACTTCTAAGTTCTTCCAAGTCTTTTAAGCACTTTTCATTATTTTCATATCCATCAACAGATTCAATTTTCTTAATCTTGTCATTGCAATCAGTAATACTATCGGTAAATAATGAATACTGAGCTTTTACTTGCTTGACATCTCCAAGTGGCATATTCAAAGCTCGTCCAATCTCATCAATAGTACCTTTGTCAGAAATCGTGCCGATAGCCAACACATAAGCTGTTTTATCAGCACCAAACTTTTCAATGATATGCTCATATACTAAATGTCTTTGTGATGGTGCAATATCCAAATCAATATCACCAATCTCTTTTCTGTCCTCATTGGCAAATCGAGAGAACACCGTGTTCCATACTACAGGGTTTACATCAATAATATCTGTTAAATATGCAATGGTTGAACCACCAACAGAACCTCTACAAAAACCAATTGGTATACCATTATCCCAACACCAACACACCAATTCTGACATGAAAAGCATGAATCCAACCATACCAATCTTCTTAAATACTCGAAGTTCTTCTTTTATATTCTCCTTATATCGTGGATCTGGTTGAATAATTCCTTTATCAAGCTTTTCATGATACATTCTATAGATACGCTCTACAAATACCTCTTCTTCATTGTCATAGAGAATCGGATATTTAAAAGCTGTATCTAATTCGTAATCTGTAACAGAATCAGCCATGCGGTTAGTGTTCTCAATAGCTTCTAACACAACATCCATAGGTAAAGAGCCTTGCTGTCTGAACATATCAACTAATTCATCATACGATTTATATGTAAGGTCAAATTCATCTTCATTTGAAAACTCAATATGTTTTGCTTTCTGAAGAATGCTCCTACACTCAGCCTTGTAACTATCAATACTATGTGTATCTGTTCCTGCTATTAAAGGCTTGTTATATTTTTTTGATGCCTCATAAAGCATTTTGTTATATCGAATCTGATCCATAGACTTAACATGTGGCTGAATTTCATAATAGTCATATGTTTTCATCAGTTTGTCATATACAATCTTTGCATTTTCCAATTCTGATTTTGCTTCTTCTATCTGTAAATCAAATGCATTATTGGATTTTTCAATACATTGTTCTACATATATTTCATAAGATGTGTTATGAATGATTGTGCTATCTTCAATCCACTGATTTCTTGCAGCTTCTGAATTTAGTTCTATATAAAGTTTGTTAGCTTCTGTTTCTTTATTTTTTTCTAATTCAACTATTTTTTCATCAACCAATTTTCCAATAAAATTAGGATATTTACTCAATGGAGATGCAAGACATGCAGAAATTTTAATAACATTATCAGAGATATTGAAAAATTCATCGAATGTAATTCTTGGCTTATAGTACATATGGTCTGATTGTGTAGACAAGTCAACCAATGTGTTTATTTCTTTTACGCCTTCAAAATTCTTTGCTATAAGAATTGTATGGTAATTATCTCTTTGTTTTGGCTCAAGTGCTGCTGTCAAATAAACCTCAACACCGTGTAGATATTTTAAACCTTTGCCATTTGCATACATTTTCTTCTCAATATTGTTATAAATATTGCCATGCTCTGTAAAACAAATAGCTTTCTGTCCAAGTTCTACTGCCTTGTCTACATATAACTTATAATTTGTACAACTATCTAATAAAGAATCTTCTGTATGTAAATGATATACTGTATAATTGCTGATAATATCACCTCCTACTCATATGAGTCAGTTTCAGGGTTATACTGTCTATTGTCGATTTCATTCTTCTTACTCGTTGGTTGTGGTTTATATTCACATGCATGATTTCTCTGACCGCAAAGATAATGACAATAGTAATAATCTGGGTTTGGTCGCCACTCTTTTTCTTTTTCAATAAGTTCAAGAGTATCTTTTGCCCACTGAATAGCCTCATCGTACTCTTCTTGAATCCAAGGCACTTCTATCCACTTTTGATCCTTAAACATGTTCCATTTAAGTTTTGAAACAGAACCATATTCTTTTATTACAGGGATGGAATATAAATAGAGCTGTCGTTTGAAATCTAAGAAATGCTGTTGGTCAGATTTGCTAATCTTACCATTTTTCAGAATTTTAATACTTGCGGATTTATGGTCAATAATAATAATCTCACCAGTTTCTTTATCCTTTACAAGCAAATCTATATATCCGATAAAATCCTTGTCGTTAATTTTAAATTCTACTTTTTTCTCAACTCCAAGAACTTCATATTTTTCTAAATCAAGGTCAATGTTATCAAGGTAATCAATACCTTTGTCATAATATGATTGCCTAATATTTACGAATTTATTTGGTGGAGCATCATGAGGAACATCCTCATCGAAGTGTTCCTCATAATACTCATTCAATTCAAACAAGGAAAGTTCACCTTTTTCATATTTTTCAAGGATTTTATGAATAAGTGAACCATATTCGCCAAAAAATCCATTTTCAGATTTATTACATTCAACATAATGTAAGAACCATTCGTAAGGGCAATTATAATATGAATTCAGTCTTGAAAACGACCATTGCATCGTTCCAAGTAAAAAATCTAATTCTTCATCCATCATAATAATTTATTCTCCTTATTTATCTGGAAATGTGTTATCTATGCTTCTATCAACATATGGAAGCCTGTCGGTATATACATTGTCATCCCATGCAAATTTTGCGTCATATTCATCGTAATCTGTATAAAATCTACGTGATGTCAAGTCATACCATAATCCCATCTGGAAGTCTGCCTTGCCAAGCAATCTGTCTTTTATTACAGTTAAAACCACATCGTAGTTATGCCATTTAGATTTCGGATCATTTTTCTCTTTTTTGGAAACTCTTCTAAGACCTATGGATCTCATAGCAAGATTGATAATATTAGAAGTACCAGATATGTCATACATTTCAATATCAGAATTTGTATCTTGTGTTTTTCTTGGATGTGCTATCAGAACAACAGCTACATTGAATTTAGCAGCAAACTTAATAAGTGCATTTATCAGATTTGTTTGTGCCGTATTTTTGTCATTTTCAGAACAATTCAAGTCAATCATCATAAGATTATCAAGTACAATCAGCTTGCATCCAAACTTTCTAACACATTCTTCAGCAGATTTTAAAACTGAATCTACATCATTCGGCTCATCATCTCTATAGATGAAAAGCTTCTTATTATAATGTGCTTGCATCTTCTTTTGTATTGCTTGTGGAACTATGTAATATTTACGGTTGTCTCGACTTGTCCTTTCAACCATATTTCTTCTGCCAGCGATAATTGTATTAAACCAGTTTGCACTCATTCTTTCTGGCATTTCCTTGCTAAACAAAAATACAGGACTACCATCATCAATAGTCCTTGCTATTGTCTGATCAATAATACTTGTCTTACCACTACCAGGTCTTCCTGATAATACCGTCAATGTTCCATAGAAGATTTTTAACAACTCATCGTCTAATGGTTTAATGCCAGTTTTTACACCATCCATCTGAGAAATATCAAGTTCCTCAATCTCTGAATAATCAACAACACTTTTTACAGGGACATCCTTTGCTTCTGAAATAAGATTCATAACAAATTCTTTTCCTCCAACTTGTAAACAATCATTGATATCCTTTAGTGGAACTCTCTTACCATTCTCTTTTTCAAAGAATTCAGGTGTTGATATATATTTTGTTCGCCATGTACCAAGACGATAAATACATTCTTTTCTCATTTTAATACCTGGTTCATCGTTATCAGACCAGATAATAATAGATTCAAAATTGTTTAACCAATCCCAATTTTCTTCAATCCAATGAAGATTGCCAGCTCCAAGAGGAACACTTACTGTATTGATATATCCTGCCTCAATAGCACTTGCACAATCTGTCTCGCCTTCTGTTATGAGTAACGGCTTTGACGTATTAACTCTATTCATATTGAACAAAAGTGCTGATGTATCAGCATCTTTTTGACACCACGTTTTAGGCTGACCAGAATGTTTTTCAACAGTTCTTGCAGGTCTATACTTAACCATAGTCAAAACATCATTTGTATCATAAAAGTTAAACACACCGTTACCATGTGAATCCTCTCGAATATCCAAATAGTCAATTACATTTTTTGAAATGCCACGTTTCCCCCAATAGTCAACTACATGCTCTTTTTCATTTATTGGTTCTTCATGTGGATATCTATAATTGTGACGAGTTCTTACATCCTTTTCGCCAAAACTGTATTCGATACCAGCTTTCTCGAATAGATACTTGGCAGCTTCTAAGAATGTGTTTCCTTTTTCCATTAAGACATCAATAATATCTACCGTTTTATTACATCCAAAACAATGAAAAGTCTTATTTTTCTTGTTATATATAAAGCTTGCAGTGTCCTCATTATGATAAGGACAACAGGCTTTCAGATTTTTGTCATCAAAATTTTCTAATTCAAGTAGTTCTGCCATTAAAAAGGCATTATTATCGCCAAGTTTAGCTTTAGCTTTTTCGATGTCAGTTTTTTCGATTAGCAATTACTCACCGCCTATGCTTTAAATTCTTTTTCGTAAAATAGCTTTCTAAGTCCATATAGAATCTGAACAGGTTTTGTTGAATAATATAATTTCGATGATTCAATATTTTTTCTGATAAACTCTATAGGTACTTTGTTTTTAAAAACCATTGTGTTTATTGCTCTACATGCAATAGGGAACTGTGTTTTATCTTCTATACAATCCATATAAGCATCTACACAGTCTTTAATTTCTTGTTTCATACCTGCACAATCCCAATGGTAATGTTTCTTGTTTATTACCACGGACTCAGAGGCTTTAACCTTTTGTCCGTGGTGTAAACAATACTTATATGCGCAGACATATTCTCTTTCTTTTTTATCTGCCATATCTACCTCTTTTAATTAAATGGAAGTTCCTCATCAATGCTATCTGGAATATCCATAAAACTTGTGTCAGTTGGTGCATTTGAATTGGCAGTGTTGTTTGTTGTATTACCATCAGCAGAAGCCTTACTCTCTGCAAACTCAACCTGCTCAACAACAACATCTGTTGTGTATACCTTCTGTCCATCCTTATTTGTATAAGAACCAGTCTGAATACGTCCCTCTACAACAAACTTTGTGCCTTTACGACCATACTTCTCGATAAACTCACCAGTTTTACCAAAAGCTACACAATTGATAAAATCTGCTGTCTGCTCTCCATCTTTCTTAAATCTACGGTCAACGGCAAGAGAAAATCTTGCCACTGCCGATGCATTGTCGCCCTGTGTGTATCTTACCTCTGGATCTCTTGTGAGTCTTCCCATTAAAATTACTTTATTCATGTATTTTTGTCCTCCTTATAATTACGCCTGTACTGGCTGAATTTCTTTAATCTTTGTTAAACAATCCTTTGCTTTCTGCATATCCTTAATTGCATTTGGATTTCCGCTAGGCACAAACTCTTTTAATGTTGTCATAAGAACTTCGTTTTTTGTTCCTCCAAGCTGAGTGCAAAGAGAAATAATCTCTTTCTTGATTGCTGTAATATCTTCCGTTGGCTCTGTCGCTGCTGTAGATGCTGTGAACTTAGGTCTTGTTGGCTCAATATCAGAAGTGTTTGCCCACTTAATAATCTTATGACCATGTGCTTCTGTAAGAAGTGTTGCATTGTCATTCTCAAAGATATGAGTGTTATCTTTCTGTGGCTCTGCCATATGTGTTTTCTGGTCTACTGTAAATGTACAAGTGAACTCATACTCAAAACCATCTCTCTGCTTTGCACCAACGCCAAGCTTCTTAACGCTTGTCTTACCTCTATCATCCTTCTCAATCTCATACTGATCTTTACCTCTCATAGTTGCGATTAAGTGAATAGGACTTGTTGCAAGCTTATTGATAAATGCGTCATGTCTAGGAGTTACCTTACCCCATGCCTGATATGTACCACCAGCCTTCTGCTGTAATTCAAGACATCCACCTTTACCATCCCACTCAGGAGAAGTGCTATCCATAAGAAGAATGTCATATCCTTCATTTACTGCAAAATCAATTGCATCTGAAAACTGCTCTGGATTGAAAGGCTCTACGAGGTCAATAATGTCATAATCAAACTCGTTAGCGTAATATCTACCTCTTGCTCCCTCTGTATTAGCCATTAAGATTCTGCAAGGTTTTCCTGTAATCTTTTCAAGTTCCTCTTTCATTCCTGTAGCAAGTCTTAATGCTGAATAAGTCTTACCACCGCCTGAAGGTGCCATAAGTGCTACCTTTGTGTAAATTTTTTCTCTTACTGCTTTTTGTACTTTAAATGCCATTCTAAAGTATCCTCCTTATAAATAAAATTTAATTGATAACTTATATCTAAACGCCCAAATGGACGGAATACAGAAAATAAATTTATGTAAAATCTATCTTCAACAGTGATTTTTGAGTATAAAAACCCAAGGGTATACTGTTCTTCCACCCATACAAAATGCTTTCCGCATTTATTTATTCTCTTTTTGTCACGGATTTTATATATTATTCGTGACATTTTATTTTTGGAATTTTTGAACTGAATTGTTCTTAGAATTTATTTCACTCTGTTAATCGTAATCCAATGTAATCTTCGATGACTTAACACGCTTAAAGCATCATCAAGACCTTCACAATAAGCTGATTGACAATCGCAGTTAGAATAATTTTTCATATTACCAATTAGTTTATTAACATATTCCTGCTCATCTTTCTCGTCTATCGAAAGCAACCGAATCTTTTCCATACATTTATTGCAAATATCTAATTTGTTAAATAATCTATTCCAGATTCTATATCCATTCGTAAAACCATGACATCGGATATCTGTTTTAAGAATGTCGCCACAAATATCACAAGTTCTGTAATTTACCTTTGCCACTTTCTCACCTCGCTTATTTATTCTCTGTTACTATCGAAGAATGTGAACCATTCCTTCTCTTGTACTCATTAAAACAGGTTCTTCACCATTGGCTGTCATCTTCCAATAAGCACTTTTACTTTTCTCCATTTCTAATTGATGTTTCAATGTTTCAATTTCTTTCTCATAATAGTCATTATCGAATTTCTGAGTACCAATCTGTTTATAGTCTTTGGAAACGTATTTTACAGAATAATTAGATATGTAATCGCTTGTACCATCTAAATATTGAATTGTTGGCTCAAAGAACCCACGCTTTTTACATTCATCACAATGACATATATCTGAAATATAACCAATTCTTCCATCTCTATTTTCTACGAAATCTCCGATGTTAAATTTTATATTTGTTACATTATTCTCTTTTGGTATATGGACTTCTTCAAAGAAAAGGTTTACATATTCAATATCTTGTCTTGATCCGATAAATCTGTATCCTAAGTCTTCATATTCTTTAATTGTATTATGTGCATCCGATAATCTAACTCTTACTTCCATATTCTCACCTCCTCAAAATCCTAATGAAACAGTGATTTATTTATATGGTAATGTTTCTAGCCACTTGTTAATATCTTCTATATCCATTTCTTCTGTCGTAGCTGCGTTTGGATAATAAAATGTAATGCTATCTCTACTTAACCCTTCATCAAGTAACTGTTTCAATACAGACAATGTATTTTCTACACCAAGATGATAAGCTCGTTTCTGATCTTCATTATCAAATGATTTGTCTACACTTTCATTTGCTGAATCTATAACCATTTTCACTTCATTCGGAATATTGCATCCCCAAAACTGTACATCATCTTCAAATTCTGCAAACATAATTTCCTCCTTTATATATTTATTCTCTATTCGATTTTCATTTTTATTGGAAATTGTGACTCGAACGAGTCTTAAAGAATTTCGACAACAATACCAAAGATGTTACTTCTTGTAATCGTACCATTGACATGACCATGATTATTTGAAATTTGGTAACTTACACCATTTTTGATAGCTGAAATTTTATGTAAATAATAATTACCTTTAACCTTACAAAGCACAATGTCATTCTTCTTTAACTCTGTATCTTCTGTTACGGGTTTGCAAATTGCTGGTTGACCTGATTTAAGTATTGGTGTCATTGACTGACCAAACCCAACCACCTTACAAGTTTCACCGTTCCTTAAATGTTCTGCCGTAATAGTATTTTCTTTTCCTTCAAAATCGTATTCTATAATTTCTCACCTCCAACTATATATTCTCTGTTACTTCCCATATAAAATATTAAAAGTACCAATAACCTGTTCTCTAACTTCATCCATATTTTTTGCTTTTACTACAAGAACAATTGAATTATGATAAAAATCAGAAGCATTTACTTCATCATAAAATTTTTCAATCATTTCTTGAGTTGGTTTTGGCTCAAAACCTAAAGATAAAATTCTTCTTGTCATTGTTGTTATTGGTTCATATTGCACCAAAAACATATTATCCATAACTATATATTCTCCAATCTGTACCAAGAAATGTCAGATTCATTGGCTTTAAAAAATACCATTTATTATCAAAATATTTGATAAACGGCTAAGAACCATAGCCTCTATCCAATTGTTTTGTGAACCTTTGGGATTACCTTTCACTTGGATGTTTAATGGAATATTCAAGTTAATTACTCTCGAATATTCCTGTAACATATAAATCACACTCTTGGAAGAGTGGAGTGCTTAAACACTCCATAAAACACCCAAGGTTTTATATAAAATTATTCACCATTTACCAGCCTTGCAGATGCTTACAGCCAAATACAACTATGCTAAACTGTATATCAAGGTTTTGATAAATCTTTACAACTTTACTATTTACTCTTTTAACTTTGACTCATAATTTAAACTTTGAACTTCTGAGCGTTGTTATTTGAGTCTTACAACTTTAAACTTTACAGCACACACCTATCATTATCGTAGGCAATCTGATAATTAAAGTATAATTTCATATTTGATGTTATACATATCAGCCAATGGTTTCACCATTATCTTGCCGAATTATGTACTGTAGTAAGTTGAAATTATACAAATCATATAAATTAATCATCTTTTATCAATTCAATAATTTGCATTTTTTATTATTTTGCAGATTTCTTTTTCAGCTTTACATAAGTCTATATCTGCAAAAGACTGATGAGTTGTAGTTTAAAGTTTTCGGTAAACAGTGAATAACTTCTAATTAACTATTCTCTCTTTAATAGTTAATTTCAATCTCTGTTACAGCATTTGATGTGCTAAGTGAAGCATCTACTTCTGCTTTGAAAGATGCAATGCTCTCTTCTAATGTATTAATTTTGTCTAAAATCTTAATAGGATCAATTAACTCATATGAATTTGCATTGATAAAATCTTTCTTTGTCTTCTCGAAATCATCTGTATTAGTCTTGCCTTCCTTAGAACCGTAAATGCCAATTACATACTGTTCTGCTCTCTTTTCAAGGTCATCACCGTTCTGTTTGAGGATTTCAGCCTGTGCCTTATCATACTGTTTCTTTAATGCGGCTAACATCTTCTCATCAAACTCTACACCATGATTCTTCATTTCAATAGCTTCTGCCACTGTGTATTCAATACCATTAATAGAAACCTTTGTTGTAGCATTTGATAAAACAACTGCTCTCTTGATTGCATTTCTTCTTTTAATAAGGTCTGTTGCCTTGTCGTAGTAGCCCTGCATAACGCCTTCATATTCCTTAACTGGCACACCCTTAATCTTTTCATTGGAATGCTTGTTTGCTACACAATAAGTACCACCATTGATTGCAGAAATAATTCTGTCATCTACGATTTTTAACTCTGCAAGTGCCTTGTGAATTGTCATCTTTTCTGTTGTCATAATGTTCTCTCCTTTTTAACTTTGAATTTTAAACTTTATATTTTAGGCTATCGCCTTGTTACACTTATATATTCTCTATTTCGATTTAAAAGAATTTCGAATTTACGTTTTTACAGTTCAATGCCTTCCATAGCTGCCCTATCAGCTAATACAGTCATATAATTAACCATATATTCAAACTGATTATTGTATGTATTTCTTGGACAAGTAGGAGTAAAATCTAATTCTCCATTATCCCATTTATCAAGTATCTTCTTCAATCCATTTACTCGAATCTCTAACTGATAATACTCAGCTTTAAACCTTTCCTTATAGTCGTTGCTATTCATCATTTCTACTGTATCTTTTAATGTCATTTTAATTACCTCCACTTTAATATTCTCCAAATATAATTACCATCTGCTTGTATATCTACTATCTATAAATAACTCTTCCTTTGGTCTTGGATTCATTAAGTCACTGCTACTTAATTTAAGATGATCACCATAATATCCACTCCACGAACCACAACCTCTTACATTTACCTCTCCATCAAAACAGATACGAGTAATTCTATAAGCAGGGTGCTGACAACATTGCCAGTAGCTGATTTTGAAACAGTTGTCCGTATTTACATTCTCTAAATGTTTTGGTATAGAATCCCAAATCTCACACTCGTCATTGATTTGTTTTAATGTATATCCATGCCTAAGCATCACATTAGCTCTCTCAATTCTTTTGTGTCTTGTTTCACAAGCTAAAGCATCTTCAGGTGCATCAAATAATTCTCCACATTCAGAACATCTATATTTAATTACTTTCTCCAATATTTCACCTCCTCACAAGAAATCGAAAATTCTTGTGCTATTCTTCGTTATAATACTGAGCTAGTGATTCTCCATACCACTCCCAGTTATCAACTCCACCTGCTTCTAATGCACTTAATTTTCTATCTCTATCAAGTAAATCCTCATACTCTTCTTTGCTAATAGTCTTATTAGAGTCTTTAACCTTGACAGAATTGTTACCAATTAAATTACATAATTGTGTTGTTGCATCCTTAACCTGTCCAATTACTTCATTTCTTATAGAACTATACAAATTTTCATATAGATTCTCGCTCACTTCGCATTTAATAATATTCTGTAATGAACTGAGACGTTCTGGATTTTTAGATAACTGATTTTCTACATAATCATTAAATTTATCAGCGTATTTATCACCGACTTCTTTGATAATCGAATCATAAACTCTTTCCTTGATTTCATTTTTTATCTCGTCTTTTAATTCTCTTTCGTCACTGTATGTAAGTTCTATCTTTGATTTAATTTCACTCTTTATCTGATTGATAGCATTATCTTTTGCAGCATCAAAATTCATTTCTTCCAATTCTCTAATAACACCTTGTTTAATTCCTTCAAACACCTCTTCAAAATCGAATTCAAATTTTAGTGGTGTACTCATCAATATCCTCCTTATTCGTAAGTATTACTTTACTTGCATATTTCACAACATTTTCACTTGTTTCGTTATCATCTAAATATTCTCTGTAAGCATCTTCACAATGCGCACCTTCGCACCAATAATATCCATTTGGTGTAATGCACGATTTATGTTCCCCATAATCGGTTGCTGAACAATATTTACACAAACTTTCCTCGTCAGATAACTCATCAAAAGTCTTTAACATATACACCTCCTAGATTCACAATTTACATTTTGTTTACAGTTATATATTCTCTACTTTTCAGAAGATTTCTTTAGCTCTACTAATGCATCATCCAAATCCTTAACTGTATGAATAGCTTCCTTCATACTATTCATACCAGCAACAGCACTTGAAAAAGCCTTAATACTTTCAAATTCCATCTCTGAAATAGTTTTTAAAACATCAACTAATTTCATATCACCAATTCCAGATACCTTTGCTGCATTTTCAATTGTTTCTTCTTCATTGACAAGTAAATCAATAAACTGTCTTACTTTATTATTCTCCATCGTTTCAATCTCCTTTATATGTTCTTTTATTTTTTGTTTTCCTACATGACTTGGATACCCAGAATATGAAAGTGCCTTATTTATCCACCACAATGTCTGTTCATCTACATCATCATATTTTTTCATCTCTTCTACTAAATTTCCGATATGTAACACCTCATTTCGTTTCTCTCCAACTAATACTGTAATATGGTTCATTGTACTGAGTACCAGTTTCAACTTTATAACCAAGTTCCTCTAATTTCTTTCGTGTTTCAGGTTTTAAACAGCCATCTTCACTGATTGAAAATTTGCCATCTGCAATTGCATCTCTAATCAATTTTGATAACTCTGCTAATTGCTGTGTAGTGTAACTATCAATTGCATTGTTTGTCATTTTATTTGCTTCTGATGCAGACGGAATAACATTCTTTGGTGGCTGAACTTCTGGCATAGGTATATTAGAAGTAACTGCATCTTCACAACAATCTATATCGCTACAGCCTAAACAAAATTTATAACTTCTGCTAGTTATTGGATACTTACAAGTCATTTATTTCACCTCCCAAGGAAACCGATATTTCTTGTCCATTTTGTTACTATATATAGTAGTTTTAATTTGCCTAACCACTATATATAGTATGTGTTTTTATGAAATATACTACCTATTGTATTATTCTCTCTTTTACTTCAATAAAGCAGCAATCTCATCAATTTCCAGCTCTGTTTTCTTATCATCAGAAAGCAACTTGTCCAACTTGCTCTCCATTTTCTTCAAATCAGACTCTTCTTTCTTCAGACCAGATACCTCTAACTTACTCTTAATATCTTTAATCCATGCTGTCACACTGTATCCTGAAATTTCAAAATCAGCCATATTAAGATCCTTAGCAGACATTAAATATGAATTCAATCTAATCAAAAGTAACAACAACGCATCATCTGAACACACGTTGAGATTAATTGTCATTCCATCCATATTAAGAACACAATTTGTTTCAGGAATAAATCTGATTTTCTTCTCAGAAATTGATTTCTTTTTTGTCTCAATCTGTTTCTTTAATTCTAAAATTCTGTCATCGTTTTTACTCATTTAATTTCGTACTCCTTTTTATATTCTCTACCATTTGCTAAATATTTTTGAATATACATCGGCTTCATCACTTCAAAAATCTTTTCTAACGTAACTGGAATCATACGCTTTTCTTCTATGTCTTTATATGGATAACGGTTTGATTTAACCATTTTAGATGTAGTCGGAAAAATATCGGTTACTTCAACATATTCTGTATAAGAACCCCAATAAGTATTATTTGATATGTTCTCCTTTTGACGAACAATAAATAGATCTTTACCTTTTTCTATTGGCTGAACATCAAACTCATATTTACAACCATTGTAATATTCGCTTATAAAATTCCCTCTTCTCCAATAGTCTGTGTTTGGCGTTTCCTTAAATTCATCAAAGGTGAAATATTTATATTCATTTTTTGAACTGTCGTATGGAGAATACTCACAGTTTCTTTCTAAATTATTGTAGATATTTGCATATTTTTCACTGCATTTGTTATCAATACATTTGATAAGTTTATTCTTTGGTAAAGATTTATAATGTTCAAAAATACCATTATGCCAAAACCAAAAATGTTTACCTTTATTTGTTCCTTCCCAATAGTCAAAAGCTTCAAATTTACCCATATAAATCCAGTTCTCATTATCTTTTGTAAGATATGTAGCACCGATAATTAAATCTTTTGCTTTAATGGTTTCATTGTTATGAATAATTATATTAAACTCACTAATTTGCTTATAGTCAGGTGATTCAACTGGCATAAGAACTAAATCCTTACCATCCCATCCATATATAAATTCTCCTTCAAGTCCCTTACCCTTGATACAATTCGCATTTTCGAGAATGTATAACAAATTCTCAATAGTAATTTCAAACTCAAATCCTCTTGGATCATATACTCTACAATAAGCATGTCTGTGATCCCATCCTGTAGAGTAATCACCAGCTTTCTTATTTAGTACAAATCCTTCTGTTGGAATATTGTCAAATTCATCATTCGGAATTTTATCATCACGCCAACTATTCCATGATGCTTCTTTTCGTAGCTTGCCTTTTTCGTCATAGTAAATGACATAGGCAAGTTTTCCTGTATAAGTTCCTGAACGATTTTGATATCCAACATTTATCGTTTTAGGAATAAAAATGTTACTGTTCAATCTATTACCTTCTCCTTTCTTTGCGTAAACATTATGTATACAATCTATTAACATATAGTAACTATCTGATTGATTACTCTTTCAGAATACTTCATACTCATTTATTCTCTGTTCTTAGAATCCCATTTAACAAAATCTTCTAAATCATATTCGCCAGATTCTTCTTCCTTAATCTCAGGAACAAATACGTTATAATTACCTTCGTTGCGATCATGTTCAATAATTTGTTTCAACATTTCGTACATATTTGTAATTCCTAACTGATATGCTCTCTTCTCGCCTTCAGTCATTCCGTCACAAATTCTATCATTTTTGCTTTCTAATAGATCCTTATATTTTTCTAAGCTTTCTACGATTAATAAAAATTCTTCATTCATTTATATATTCTCCTTTTACATCGCTTTTGCAATCAACTTAACTTGGTTATCAAGATATTTTACAATCAATCTTTTCTTGGCTAAGTTCAATCCTTTACTAAGGTCAAAAGTATCATCTTTATAACATGTAGTTTCTACTTTAAATGCACCACTTCTAACTTGAATTTTCTTTCCATTATATCTGTACTGCCAGCTCAAGTTTCTAGGAATACCAAGTAAATCTGTTAGATGTAAAATGTGGTAATCACTCCACTCACTCCAAGTTCTCTTTACAGGTGTCTCAACTTTCTCAAAATACTTCTCACACTCGTCATATGACATACAACCAAGATGGCAACCACCAAACTTAAAGCAGATTACTCCACCTTCCTGAATATCAGTTACTTCACAAATCTCACCAATGTTATCAAAAACGCCCATCTTCTTAACTAATTTAATTCGATCACCTTTAATCATGCTGCTTTATCCTCCTTATTCGCAAACTTTTTGTTAAATGCATCAATAGCTTTCTGATCTTCTGCTGTTACATCATCATTAAATCTTCGTCTAGCTTGTACAATATGATTATTTCTTACTTCAATCGTTACCAAACTCTCATCTGGTTTATTCTTTTTTCTCAAGAAAAGAATGTGGCACTTACCGTCAATAACCTTATCTATGTATGAAGCTACGCAGTTGTTTTGCGAAGCAGCCTCATCTTTAATATCCTGTGTAGATTCTGGATAAATGAATATGTAATCACCAAAAGAACATTCATACTGTTTATTTATTCTCTTTTTAAATAACTCTTCTGAGAACTCTTTCTTCATTCGATTGTAATTCCTACAAGCAATTTTATGAGTTGTAAGAAAATGTCGTGGATATTTGTCAAATTTAGGACTAATAGTTTTCATCATATTTGCATAGTCATATAATTCTTTAATCACAAATTTAACATCTTCTAACGCTTCAAATGTTTTTAACTGGTCAATATATAATAAAAGCGGCTTTGCAGTATATCCATACTCTTCAATCAATTTATTAAAATAAGACCAATTATACCGTTCATATGTGTTATTATCGTAGTCATAGTTATCTGTTGACCAAATTTTGTAAATATCATCATCTGTCAAACTCATATATTCCAACTTATATGCAATTAAATGAGCATCAGGATTCTTTTTATAATATTCAAGAATACTATTCGATAATTTTATCTTTCTGTTTTTACATAATTTAATTAACGCCTTTGGAATTTGATTGACTGTATACCTGAATTTATTCCCATTATCTAAAATATCATCTATTCCTGCCGAAAATAATTGTTCATAGTTTGAATATCGTGGTACACGATTTAGAATTGTTCCTATATTATATATTGGATAATAATCAGACTCTTTTATCTCTACAAATTGTAAAAACTTTGCATACTTTTCATCATCACAACAATCAAATAACTCATTTAAGGTAAACCCACTTAGTTGACTACATAAGTTCTTTACTGGCTTGCCCTTAATTCCAATAGCGGTCTTTGTTGCGAAATCATATTTCACAGTACGTCCATCTTCATAATCAAAAATGAGATACTGTTTATCTTTATATACTCTCGTTTATATCACTCCTATCTGTAAAAATTTTCAAAAGAAACGAATCTTTCTTCCTATCTATTCTTTTTATAATCCTGAACCAAGTTACCACAGCATAATGGTAATTCTGCTTTAGCAGCTACATCTACAACTACCTTTAGACCACAACTCTCAACCTTTTCTTTAATCTTATTCATATTCTCCCAATTCCACTGAATTGCATCTTCAAGACCATGCTCCTTAGTAGCTGTCGTTGTATTAAGAGGTGTAATTTTAACACAAAACACATTCGGATCAAGACCATATAACTTGTTTGGATCAAGTTCCCATCCTGCTCCACAAATAAAATTCAGAGTGATAAGTCTATTGTTATTCGGCATATTATTAAATTCTTTCTTCATCTCTTCGATAGTTACAACATCAGCACCACCAAACAGATACTTTCTCTCATCTTCATTTGTGCTATTTGTTGAAATTTGAATGTGCATAAATCCGTCAAGATACTCTTTTACAGACATAACTTCGTCCTTCAGAACATCAACTGGACTCTTACCAAATACTTTCACTTTAGGAAGAATTGTGTTGTAGCAAGGCAAGAAAGTAAATCCTTCTCTATAAGTTTTCATATCTCTCATTACCTGTAAAATATTTTTCCAGTTATATTGTGGTTCTCCCATACGTGCAAAGCCCACTTTAATCTTGTCGCTCTTTGTGACCTGTGGATGCTGATTAAATACAAATTCAAGCTGTTCCCACATTTCTTCTGTAGAAAGATTTCCGTGAAATCCTAACTCTGGTACTAAACAGAACTGACAATGCTGTGGACATCCGTACTGTGTACTAATCGCTGTAAGCCACTTTTCCTCAAACGGAACGAGATTCTTTTTAATCAAATCTGCATCATCTGTCATAATGATTTCCTGAGATTTTCCTTTTGTATTTACATCCTGCATAGAAGTAGTTTCAATGTAGAAATTCTTTTCTTTATTATACAGAACATAAACACTACCACTTGGATATGCGTACTCTTTTACTAATTCAAAATGTTTCATTTTTAATTCTCTCCTTTGTCTCATACAAAATTTTATAAGCTGCACTCAAACCAGCTCTATCGTCTAACATAATGTTGTAATAGATTTTATTGCCAGTGAAAGGGATATAAGGTGGTGAGTCATTTATGTAATCAATATGAATTCCAACCTCTATACATTTATTCTCCATAAATTCAAATTTTGATTCGTCACAACATGTACTGAGAATCAATGTACATCCCATATCTTTACATTCTCTTAATAGAGTAATAACTTTGTCATACCTATATCCTTTGTCATAGTAATCAAAAATTGTATTATCAAAATCAAATGCAATTATTATTCCATTGTGTAGTTTCCAATTTTCAACCAAGCGATCTATACACATATCATCATTAAGATATGGATCAACCACAATATTGTTCAATTTCTTCATATTTCTTCATCCACACCTTTCTATCATTCTCTGTATAACCAAAGAAATATGGATAAAGCTTGTTATTGGTTGTGAAATAGTAATGATGATATTCACCATCTGGTAGGAACATAACACCTGGAATATTGATGGTGTTTTTGATATTTAAGAAGTTCTGATATGCATTTTTATTACCAAACATCTGTCTAAACGTAATCTGCTTAACACCAATATTGTGCATCTTGTTTATATAATCAAGACAATCTTCTGTAGTCATTCTTTCATTTAGTACATTAATAACTCTCAACTTAGTAGTTTTCTCAATCTCAGGTAATATGACTTGCAATCGTTCCATTGCTCTTGTATCGTAAGGCTCAATGCTTAAGGCAATCTTTCTAAACTTTTTAATCAAATCCATATCTGTAGGAAGAATACGAGTATGTATATCTAGCTTCTTTCCATATTTTGTAGCCAGTTCATACATATGATTGTAAAAATCAATATTATTCTGCCAATCATAAAATGGATCTCCACCACCTGATAAATTAACAGTAGGTGCATTTGATTCAGAAATACACTTCTCTAAATGCTCCCAATCTATTTTATTTTTATCAGTTACCGCATTTTGCAAAATTGGATGATGCTTTGTAATACAATATTTACAATGGCAATCACATCCAAAATTTGTTATCACAGTAAACCCTCTGTTCTGCTCTGTATACATACTCTATATCCTTTCTATTTTATTTACATTTATTCTCTCAATCTATCTAATACTCTCATCAAAACATGTCTTGTAAGATTTTTAACATCACCACTATAAAGTCCACATTCAATGTCACAAGCCTTTAGAACTTCATCAAGAGTTTTATTCTTCTCTTCTTTTATATTGTAAGCACATTTCTGACTACCAAGAATCTGCATCACATCAGACTTCCTTACAAATCCCATTTCAGATGGCAGCTTAGATAATTCTTTTCGTAATACTGTTTTATCAATTAACTGTCCCATATGTTATTCTCCTATCTTATCAGCGACTTTTGCTTCACATATTCCACAGATACAGCCATTTTTCTCATCGTATTTTTCAAGTTTACTAATGAGATTACTACAACACCAGCTTGATTCATTAAGATGAAATTCAATCATGTCATCATCCCAATCCGAAGGAAAGTCCATTGGAAGATTTATTGTCCACTGTATAGTTTTGGTTTGTCTGTCTGCCATATAGTTATTCTCCCATTTCTATCTTCTGACCAACGAATTTCTGAAGCTGTTCATTTACATCATCAGGATAAGTTTTTACAACATAATCAGTACAAACATGAATTTTAGTAATAACACTATTCTCGTCATATTCAATACTTCCAAGTGTTCCACCTGGAATTCTGATAGGAAAACAACCATCCTCATAATCACAAAGCACATAATGTTTCCAGTGTCCATTAGGATCAAGTCCAGCAAGCTTGTCCAATTCTGTTGTGATTCCACAATAATATTCATTCATTTTTGAATATCTTGAATTTGCATATTTGTTAATCAGCTTCATAATACAGTTCTCCTATTTCTTTTATGCTCCTTATATAAAGCATTTAATTCCTGCTCTAATTTCTTTTTCTCCATAGGATTCTTACAATACTTTATTCTCTTCTTAAGAGTAGATATATCTTGTTTTGGAGGTTCAAGGCATTCAATAGGAAAATTATCACCAAAATGCATTTCATTAATTGTTTCAAGAAGCTTTGTAACTGGATCTTCTTGTACCTGTATGCCTAAGTCTTTATATTTTTGTTCAAGTTCATTTTGTATTTGAGCTTCTGCCATTGCACTTATCATTTTTCCTATGGCATCTATCTGTTTACCAACTATTAAGACTTTTGTAGCATCACTTATTTTTTCAAAAGTATCATGTAACTCTGAAATATCAATCACCTCGTTCTACTCTATGTCGCAACCTCTATATTTCCCTTCATATCGTTATTCCTCTAAATTTTTACCACATAACGGACAAAATTTTATTTTTAACATTGCCGATGCATATTCACCACCTGAACTATCAGCAAATAATGTGTTATTATAATAATGTCTGTCAATAGAAAAATTTCCTATTTGACAAATATCTCTATTACTTTCCCAGCTAATCTTTTGTCGCTCTTCACAAAATTTACACATCACTTACACCTCCAATCTGCCCAAAAGAAAGAAAAATTTCTTGCTAATCTAGCCACCTATTATCCAAATAATAGAACCCAAATACCATTCCACCAATTAAAATTATCCAAAAGATCCAGAAAACAATCACACCTACATTAGACTGTAAGTGGTCTACTGTATCATTGATATTCATATCTTTATAAAATTCCGTCTTATTGATTGTATGGTTATCTAACTTTGTAAAAATTGTTCCTGTATACTCTGTTTTGCTACCATAATAGACATATCTAACATGATAATCGCCATCAATCGTGTCAATATAATTCTCATATGGTTTATAAATTTGACCATAATCGAATTCAATTCCAAGAAAAGTTACTTTATCACAATGTTTGTTATCACTGTCGTATAAATCCCAAGTCCAATATTCCTCTTCGTGACTACCAGTTACATTACCATCATCGTCATACTCATATACCGTTTTTGTATGCTTTGTGTAGTGTTCCTCATCTTTTTCTACACTCATATATTCTCCACCAATTTCAGGATATGTAACTGTATCTACTGCTTTCAAATCACCATATATAAACGCATTACCAACATTTGTATCCATTCCGTATTGGAACATTTCTTGACTTTCTATCTTAACAGCTTTGTTATAAATTTCATTTTTATCCATTTGGTGTTCTGAAATCTTGGAAGAAATCAGAATACCAAACAGAATCATAACTGCAATGATAGAAATACTAGCCAAGATTTCACGTTTTGTTATTTCAAAATCGCCAAAATCAAAACCTTTTCTACCATGTCTCATATACTAATCCTCTTTGAACAACGACTGTGGAGCATCAACTGGCGCATTGTAATCCAGATACTCATATTCCTGTACTTCATATCCAAGCAATCCAAGAAACTGTCTTGTAGGGAACTTTCTCACATATCGCTTGTATTCCTTAATCTGTTTATTGTAATTGCTGCGATACTCTGCAATCATATTCTCTGTCATAGATAACTCATTCATAAGAGTCTTATAGTTCTCATTGGACTTCAGCTCAGGATATGCTTCTGCAACTGCTGTAATAGCTGTTGTTACATTCTCAATATCTCCTGTTGATCCACGACCATCTGCAACTGCTGTCAATGTATCAGCTTCATGTTTATCATACTGTTTTACGCAATCAGCAAGGTTATATACAAGGTCAACTCTTCGCTTTTCCTGTACCTTAATATCTGATGACGCTGTATTTACCTGCTCCTCAAGTACAATAGCTTTATTCTGCGAACTCTGTACACCAAATACAATCATCAAAATAACTGCTAATACTCCTATGCCAATAATTACTGGCACTTTCCAATTTGTGTTCTTCATTTAAAATCTCCTTTATATATAATATTTTTATTAGTTACACTGTAATATTCTCTTATTTACTGGGATTCCCATAGCCGAATGGCTTAGATATGATTAAAAATTTTCAAAAGAAAGATTGGATTCTTGTGTTTTTAACCTTTAATGTTTAAACAAAATGATTAATATCCAATTTTTTTACTTTGTAAATTGCTTTTAAACGAAATAAATATGATGGATTCCTGCTCAGAAAATCTTTCACTTCATCTTCTGTATTAAAATCATATTTTACATTGTCCCAACTATCAGGATCAGCAGATTCTCCTAACCCGTTATATTTATGTCCAATTACAATATAATTCTTATAATCATTCATGTTTTCACCTCCAATGTATTATTCTCCAAACTCACAAGTGTCACACGTTGAAAAATACTTATCATGGTCTATGCAGCATTGTGGTCTGTTGTCATCTTTATTGATTTCAGCAACATCTTTAACAGTCCCTTTATCGAGAACTTCATTAAAGAAATCTATAACTTCTTCTTCGCCATTAAATGTGTATTTTTCATTCCAGTGTCTGATATGTTTTTCTAAGAACTTAATCAAATTTTTACTGAAAATATCTGTTGGATATTCATATGTAATTTCATATACCTTGCCGTTTAATGTCTGTTTTACATTCATCTGTGAAGTAACTATACCGAAATATTCAAACTCAATTTCTAATACTCCCATCTCTTCTGTCTTAAAACGAGTAGACAGATTATAATTCATCCAATCATAATCGTTCAATGTGAGGTATGTATTGGTTCTATCATCTTCAATTTCATTACTGAAAACCAAATCTTCACTTCTAATCTTTTTCAAATTCATTTATACTCATCCTTTCGTATATGTTATCCGACACCTGCAAATTCTCCATAATATTTCTGTCTCATTTCTTCTGCAAACTTTCCAGCTTCTTCAAGTTGCTCTTTAGGGAAAGTTCCTAAAACGACACATTTTTTATTTATTTGTATTTGCACTGTCCATTTTTGCATCTCTTTGTTCCAAGATACATTTCTATAACCAGAAGTATTATTTATGTTCTTTCCTTTTCTGTTCGTTAAGTTGTTTTTATTGGAAATTATTCTAAGTTTAGACTTTCTATTATCAAGAGTATTATGTTCGATATGATCTACATATTTTGTAGTATTCATTATGAATTGATGTAATGATACTATTTTATTTCTTGGTTGTCCGTTTTTACCACCTAAATAAACGGTTGCAAATACATAATAGCTTTTAGTATTTTTTAAATATCTTGAATACCATGTATATGGAAAATTAATTACTCTTTCCAAATCTTCTAAATCTATAATTGTCCAAAGACTTTCTTTGCCATTTCTTCTTTGTAATTCGATTTTTGCTATTTGGTGTTCTTCATCTACTATATAATTATTTTCTTTCTTTTTACCGCCTGCTATAATTATCACCTCTTTTCATAAAAATCAGATGAGTTGTTGCTTTCCTGTGAAGTTATCACCCACTAATTACAATATTTCTCAATACCTTGTGTCATAATATCTCTTAATTCATCTTCCTCATATGTAGAGCCAAACTGCGACCAACTACAACTATATTCTGTATCATTGTGTACTAACGCAAGTTTAAATACACTACCACCATAATTCTTATATGCATCTAATTTGATAGCTTTAATATGAGGAATTTCTAAACACCAATTATGCTCTTTATATTCAAACTGAATATTAGTAGCTTGACCGAAATTAAAATCAATGAATTTAACATCATTCATATACTCAATATCAAGAAGCTTTTTAATATAATTAATATACCAATCATATGTTTCCTTTTCTTTATACTTCTTTCTTTTATCAAGCTTGTTACCATCAGTATCCTGATTCTTTGATAACATATTTAACCATTCTCTACACGTTTTAATAGTAGATGGCTGATCAAGTAGCATATACTGAATATTCTCTTTATAAATGCGAAATGCTTGTTGTTCAATAAGGTCATATTCATTCTTCATATCATCCAATACTTGTTTCTTTGTTGACAATCTTCTTTCTGCTTGTGCAAATTTATTTAATGAACCCATTTCATATTCGCCATTATAGTTGTTGTACGTGTCATTTTTATATGCTAAAGACATTAATCGTTCACCTCTCTTATATTTTATAGTTCATAAAAATCATTGATTTTATCATTGCTTTAATTTTTCTCTTTGTATACAAAGGAAACCTGAATTTACTGTCACTTGCTAATTAACATATTTTTTAATTCTTGCTCTCTATCGAAAACTAACTGACTATATCCTTTAAACCCAAGATCTTTTTCCAATTGTTCTATAATTGGATTTTCTACTACTTCGTAAATATGTTCTATTTCGAATGCTTCTAGTTCATCTTTGTAAACAATTCCATTTGCTAATGGAAATAAATCTACATAAAACCTTTTTCTCCAAAATGTTTTATGTCCTGTAAAGTCTTCTTCAATGTATCCACTTTGTTTAATCAATTCAGAAAATACAGTATCTTTATTTTTAAATTCTTCTACTCTATTTTCAGGAACTTCCCCATATAAATAGACATATCTACCACCAATACTATCTGCATATTTCCACATTCCGTTTATTTTTAAGTGTAAATATATTTTATGTATATAAACTGCTTTCATATTAATTAATCTACTTCCTATTTACCCATTCCTTAAACTCTTTGAAATCATCCTTTGTCATCACGACATCAGAATAATAAAAATCTTTATTCCTGATAATCGCCCAAATTTTCTTCAACTTCTCAAAGAACGGTCTTTGCTGAGTATAAAAATTACCGTTTGTATATGTTAAGAAGGCATAATCGCCATCTTCATAATCATGAATCTTAATGTGAATACCTTCATCACAACCACACTTGCAACTTACGATCAACTCATCATCTTTGAAATTCTTAAATACTGCCATTTTAATATTCTCCATTCTTACATATATAAATGATATTTTCTTCCAATCTGATCAATAATCTCACTATCCATTGGTCTAAAACCAATTACAGTAAGTGTTCTACCATCTTCTTCGGGTTCTAATTCTGTATGACAATTATCGTATATTCTCCAAAAGTCTTTACCTTCCAGCATTCCTAATTCTTCTGCCATAGTCTTAGCTTTTAGCAACTGATTCTTATTCTTGGCTTGAAGAACACATTTTGTAAATTCGCCCTCAATCCAATTGTGAAGAATATCTTCGTCAATATACCCATCGACATGACCATCTAAATCGGTATTATTTCTAATAAACCAACTGAGAAATGCCATAGAGCCGTGGCTGACTTGAGCTGCGAGTTTCCCAGTTGACATATCTAAGTCTTTCCTAACAATTATAATTTGTTTATACGTTGTGATCCTCCTAATATAATTCATACCAAAAAATCTTATGTATGTGTTGATAACCATTATGCAATTCACCTTTATATCTGCGAATTGCTTTATTAGACTGTCGTTTTAAATAACTACTTCTTTTACCTTTATACCATCTTTTATAATATGGTTTAGAATTTTTAATATAGCCAACACCTTTAATCCATACTTCATCTTCGTATGTTACGGCTTGAGGATATCCACACGATACTCTTTCTAAATATTTGAGATGATTCTGATGTTTCAAATATCTCTCACGTTTATTTATTATCTTTTTCTTAGAACGATTCTTATAATTTTCTTCGTCTTGTTCATACCAATCACTGCAATGACCAAAAGAATAAACTTTGCCACCAACTTTATCACACCAAACAAACTGTTCTGATTTATTGGTTCTATCTTCATCTGGATATTCACCATATACCGATTTATACATTTCTGTTCTTAATGTAAAATCTTCAATCCCATAGGGACAATCTCTACATCTCATCGAATTACCTCTTGTATTTTATTCTCTTAACTTCCTGCCGCACCAAGGACAATACACAATATACTCTCTCTGACGAACAAATCCATCATCGTATTCGTCCCATTCAGAAGTTTCAATATCCAAATAGTATTCATTCGTCAATGGATCTACATATATCTGATTATCAGGTGAGTCATAATCACAACGGTTACACATAATTATTCCCTCCTATAATCCTCCTTTGGTCTATAACCACTTTCGTCATTCCAAGATTCATAGTAATTTACTTTCATTTTTTCAAATAAATCTTCCATAAATTTTTCAACTTGTTCTAAAGTCCAATCTGAAAAGAACTCAAAATTCAACGCCTTACAATCTTTAAACATCGTAATCTGTGTCTCATATGTATATGAATAAGGTTTCCACCATTTATCTCGTCTATCAGCAGGTACATAACTGTTGTCCCATTTTAATATATCTATGAAATACTTCTTACCAAAATCATCATCATAGCGTTTCTGAAATCTTAAAATTACTGAATCATTATCAAATCGAGTAGGATTATATTCTTTAAGACCATGTTCTTTTATGTATTCATCTGTAATAATAATCACCTCTTTCTATGTATATATTCTCTTTTCATCGGTGAAAGATCCAAAAAAATGCTTCTTTAATTGGATTATTTATTCTCCCATCTGATCTACAATACTCTGCAACTTGTTAATATATATCTGAGCGTTCTTTTTATATTTAAGTTGCTTAATATCAGCAGGTACAAAAGCCAACTTCGATTCACCGAAAACATCATTATTCGAATAAACTTTCATAAACTGGTACATAGTTTCAACATCAATCCAATCTAAATCTGGTTGAAAACAAATCACATCACCTTTCTGTGGATGCAGTTTTCTAACCTTAATAAGTGTCTGCTTAAATAATTTCTTTTTCTGTCTATTGTTCATAATTTAATTTGTCTCCTTTACATTACTTCTAAATGATATTCTTCAACATATTTTCTTTTCTTCCAAAACTTTCACCACGGAAATTTCACATATTCTATTTCTATAACTCGAAGCATCTTGTCCTCATTTTTATCTCTATCTAACCTTAAAGCAGGTGAACCAAACATTGCTTCGGCTAATTCGTTAATAGAAATATGTTCTCCAAGTTTGTATTCCTGTTTGTGTGGTTATGGAGGATAATAAGAAATCACGTCATGTTGTCGTAATTCATATGTTCTCATACTGTTATTCTCCTTCGAATATTACTCTTATGGGCTTTATGGCTTCGTCATTTGTTGGTATAAGAAGCACTTTGTCATTTCCAACCTGATCTTTAAATATTTTTGGGGCTTCAACAAATGTAACTCTTTTTGAGCTATCACTATCCAGCCACTCTTTAAACTTTTTAAGATTTTCTTTTTCAGAAATTGCAGCACATGGACTTACTTTATCTATTAACTCTAAAAATTTTTGTCTTTCATCTTGTGATAACTCCATACTGTTATTCTCCTATTTCTACATGGTCATTATCCAACAAACCAAATTTTCGTAAATAGTACTGTTTGGTTTTATCATCGACTCTACAATAAAAATTATGTCTTCCTGACTTCTGCAAAGATAATGTATTAATATTAAGCTCTGCGTTCATAATAATCAGTAATTCGTTTAATGTAATATCATAGCAATGAAACGTTTCGCCTATTAGAAGCTTATAATATTTCTTCTCTAATTCTGTTGTTTCTTCCATATTGACACCATCCTACGCTTCTATATATTCCAATATCCAACTGTCGTATTTATTTTCTTTAATTAATTGCTGATATAAATTTATCCATTCTTGTGCTGAAAGACCTTTGTACCTCCAAACGCATTCTTTCCAATGTCTGTGTATAAAATGACCTCTTGTTTTTAACTCAATACATTTCACACATTTATCGTATAATTTCTTGGAATACCAATTCGATCTCCTTCTATTCCAGCCATTAATCCCGTTATCTATAAATGCTTCAGTCGGATCATATCTGCTTCTCATATCAGTAAGAGTTCTGTCGTATAACTCAGTTTTTGCATTGTATAAACAATGAAGCAGAAAATAGATGTCTTCATAATCATTTTTAAAATTCCATTCTTCAATATTTAAATCAAAATACATTATTCTTCATTCCTTACTACATTAAACTTAATTGGTAACATAGCCGTAAATCTACTCTTCATCCAAGGTTTTTCTTTTGTTGCAAATTGATCACCAAATTCTTCTGCTAATACAAAATCTCCGACAGTGTAGACAATAGAATATCCAGTTAAATCTTTTGGAATCTCCTTATTTACATTACAGGTTTTAAGATGAATCATTTTATCTATGCACTCACCCATTAAATCTTGAAAGAATACAAACGTTCCATCACAATTGCAACGCTGCATTGTGAAATATTCAAAATCTGCATCTGGATCATGCTTAATAATTACATTAAAATAAGGTTTGTCACCTTTAAGATAAGGAACATCTATTAAAATTGTTCCATCTTTGGTGTAAGTAATAACCGTAAATAACTCTCGTATATCCTGTTCAATCATGGATTCATATTTATTATTCTCCATGCCATTACACTGACCTGATGCAATTCGTTCTTTTACAAATTCTAATGATTTACTCATTGTTATTCTCCTATTTACTCACTCTAAATACATTTGCATCACCAACTGCCAAATCTTTTTCTTCAATAAAAGAATTAAAATACTCATTATTCTTAAAATTATCTTCTAATTTTTCGGTAATAATATCATCCAACCGACCAAAGAATTTTACAGAAGGATAAAACGCTGGATATTTCTTTAAACGGTATTTATTAACATTCCCTCTTAATACAGATAATCCATGTCTTCTACGCTTATTGTTGTTCCAATGAATAGGATCAGCATAGAAAGCATTTTTGTTTCTTTCATACTCTTCCTTTTCTTCCTTCGCTAATCTGTCAAGTTCTTTTTCTCGTTCAGTTTTTGAACGAGGCTTCATGATTTCTTTGACATTTTCTCGAATTATATTATTCGCTTTTGCTTTTTCTGAATTACTCATCTTGTTATAGTTCATAGCAGCTTCTAAAAATATATTTTTCAATTTCTCACCTACTTTCATAACCAAAAGAAACGTGGTTTTCTTACTGGTTTATTCTCCTAATGGTCTTTCATATGTAACCAATTTTTCAACAATTAGATCCTTTGGTAATAAATCTCTACAGAAATATGCCGTTGCAAATGGACTACCTTTTACTACAGAATCCATATGCTCTTTATTGTGATAGCAAATTCTTGCATCAAAACTAAGAATCTGAACACCATCTTTGAAATATTTGTATCTTGTTTTACCTTGAAGGGAATTAAGCGGTAGAAGAACCGCAAATGGTTTATTGAACGAATAAAGTCTTTCTAAGACCTTATCTTTGATTGAGAATGGTGGATTACTTACTATTAAATCCCAATGTTCAGGCTCGTACTCAAAGAAATCCTGACCTTCAGCTAATGAACTTCTTACTACTCTATAACCTAGCTCTGTTAATCTTCTGTAAAAAGCTGACCATTCTTCATCGAATGGAAGCCATATAATTTTGCCTTTTGGAAGATATTTTACAATGTGATCCACAGCGTAGTAAGGCGTATATAACTCATTATCTTCCTTATCTGATGTTAAATATCCAATATTTAATGCCAATATTTGTTCACCAATAGTAGCTGCGCAACTTTACTCACATGTGAACATTTTTCCTTTCCTTAATTGTAATTACGTTGTTATATTCTCTGTTACTTATAAATCTTTGGTAGTTTTTTAAAGGCAATTACATCATCTCTAAAGCAAACATTGTCCTTATAAATCCTTTTATCATTTAAATGAGTTTCACCGTTATATCCATATACTTCATATGTATTGTAAACATCTAATCGTCTATTATCTTTCCATCTTAGTGTCTTTTCGTCCCAAAATAAATCCATGACATATGCTTGTCCTGGTTCTTCGCCATATCTAATTGAGCATATATACCAACCACGCTTTTTAGGTATGTGTTTAGGATATGCTTTCCATCTATTGAACATATTTTTACCTCCTAACGAAACCAAAAATTCTTGTTATTTTTTGTCCAAATAAACTATATTATCTACATTATAGTGAAACCCACCTATCTCTCCATTAAACCTACCTTTGACATACCACGCATAAGGACTGATACCTTCATTCATTTTCTCTGCAAGTTCATCAGCTTTTCTTTGATGTTCATCAGCTTCATTTTGCATAGATATTTTTTGAGAATCCCATATAAGATTTGGAATTGTATCTACACACTTTCTATACATCTCAGACTCTTTTATATATTCTCTTATCACTTTTGTCATTTTGGGAATATTGTCTTTTAATATTGGTTCATTGCTAAGTCCATATGGATATAGGATTAAAACACTTCTGTCTATACATTCCATAGATATTAATTCTTGTACACAAGACTTTGGTTCTATCAAATTATCACCTCCCAGATATTTATTCTCTTATTTCAAATAACTTTTCTACTGCTTTAACTCGCTTTGTATTGTCAATCGTTCTTTTGACTTCCTGTTGCCAAATACATTCCCATTCTGAAGGAGCTTCATGCTCACTGACTAAGACAATATTCCTCTCACTCATCTTCTCAGCCCAATTCCAAAATCTGTCATAATCAAAGTTCTTACTTGATCCATATTGTTTCGTACCCTTATATGGAATATCGCAATAAAATAAGCAGTCAACTTTATCAGAATATAACTCTTCATAATCTCCACATTGGAATTGAATATCTTCTAACCTTGGAATTTGTTCAATTAAATTTTCTTTTGCCTCTTTATAATAATTTCTTATTATGATATGGTCTGTTGTTTTACTCTTTGAATAATTTGTTTTTGCAAATCCACCATCATAAAATCTGCCATTATAACTTCCAAGAAAGCCGATAGCACCGATATACCAATCAGGATATGTATTTAATCCTTTATTAAAACATTCCCTTACTTCTGAATAATGTTCCCTTGTTAATTCATCTGGAAATTCAGTAATTTCTTGTACATTCTTCAGCAATGCAATCAAATATTTTTGATTATCTGATGCGATTTTTGTATCACACTGAACTTTGTCGATTACATTACAACCACCGCAAAATGGCTCTATGTATGTTTTGATATTATAATCTCGCAATCTTTCTTGAATAATCGGTAAAATGTTATCAACTATTCGAGACTTTGAACCCATATATTTCATAAATTACTTGGAGTAAGGAATTCCTTCTTGTGTACACGAACCTCGTCTCCTTTCATTATTTATTTAAACTCTATCTTGTTTCTTTTTAATACCTTAACTGCCTTATCATAATCAGCTTCAGCTACCTTGATATTTTTCATCTTAGTTGGTTTTGGCTTAATCCAATGACGACATTCTGTAATATCTTCGTCATGCCACATCAAACCGCTTTCACAATATTTGTGCCATTGACAGTCATTATTGCCACAGTTACTCATTTATGTATTCTCCCAATCTAATGCCTGACCGCATTGATCACAATATTTAATGTCGGTATCTTTGTAGCCATCGTCACACAATAATTCTCCGCAAGTAGGGCAATACCATTCAAACGGAATTCTCTCTCCGCTATTTTTTACTTTCTTTGGTATCTGTTTTTCAAGCGCTTGTATTGCCATTCCATAAGCATTTTCAAAAGAACATCCCCATGAAGTATCACATGGAATTGCTTTGCCAAGTTCATTATAATCATATTTTAGTTCTTCAATAGCTTCATTCTCTGTCATTTACTTCTCCTTTATAATCAGCAATTCTCTTACTTCCAACTTCAAAAATATCCTTGTCCTTCTCAAAACATATGTAATTTCTACCTGTATTCAAAGCTGCAACTGCAGTTGTGCAACTTCCTGCACATGAATCAAGAACTAAATCTCCTTGATTGGTGTAAGTTTTAATGAAATATTCACAAGCTTCAACAGGCTTTTGGCACTGATGCAAACTACTTTTCTGAGTATCCCACTTGAACTGCAGAATATCTCTTGGATATCTTTGTGTACTACCACCGCCTGAAATGCCAGTCTTTGTAGCACCATAACAGTTACCATCTGTCGTATGCTTTGTATAAGAATGAACAGGCGTATGTCCTTCTGTCATTTGTGGATTGTATGTAGGGAGTTTCTTATAGAAAATCAAGACATTTTCGTGTGCCTTCATAGGCATTTTCTTAGCGTTTAGATGACCAGTTGCTTTGGTCTTTTCGATAATCCATTCGTAGCGATATAGCTTTTCATTACTACAAGCGAGCCTCTTATCAAATGGTGATTGCGCCCATAATGCAATGCAACCATTATCTTTGATAATTCGATTGTAATGAGTCCATAAACCATCTTTTTTGTTCTCATAAAACCAATCTCTTGTATACTCAAGACTACTATTTGTTACTTGAGCCAAATTAAATAGATCTGTTTCATAGAAATATTGTCCTGATAACTCGACATAATCATTTAACGGCATTTCACATTCCCAAGAATTATTAGTCGTATTATAAGGTGGATCTGTGAAGATGAAATCGACCGATTTATCATCAATCTTTTTCATACCTTCAAGGCAATCTTCATTGTATATTTTATTAATTTCTAACATTTCTTACTCAGAGCAAATCCAGATTTAATGCTGCAGCAAATCTCTTGCTCCTTTCAATGTATTATTCTCTTCTTATATGTTATTTAACAAATCAGTAGCATCAATCTGAATAAACAAGCTATTTGCTCTAAAACCATTTTTATCAGAATTTTTCAATTCATCTATTTCTTTTTTTAATAAAAGCTTTGGAGAAAGCTTTTTTAATTTTTCAAAAATCACTTTGCCATCTTCATCATCTTTTAATACCTTTGTGATTTTTAAATGTCCATTAATAACATATACTTTATTATATTTCTCAACGTCTTTTACAAATAACGAATTGGTTACACCACATGAATATCCACAGCTTCCATCTTTATAATACTCATAATCTATATATCTAATTGGATATACTTTTCTCATATCAACCATTGGAACTTTTTCAAAATTCAAATTGCTTGGAGATATTGATTTAAAATCATTCATATCTTTCTTATTTCTAAAAACACCAACTGGTTGCATATAATCAATCCCATCATACGTTTCAATTCTGTAAGCTATATACATTTTCTACCTCCTAACTTCCTATGAAACTTCGGTTTACTTTTGTTTATGATTATCTTAAGTATTCCGTTGGAGACGAACCAATTACTAAAGATCCTAATCCCCATTGATTGCAGCATACGCAATAGCTCATAAATTCTTGTAACATATCGTTAGCAATAATATAAAAATCATTCGTCTCTACCGCTTTATCTAAAATCCAAAAACATACTTCATAGATTGATTTTGTAATATCACCATATTTAAATTGTTTATCATATCTGAATGTGAGACTTATATCTTTATAAATAGAGCCAAAACTTCCATCATCCACTCTAAACGGAATGGAGTAAATCATCTTAATTTCCGATAAAGGTTGTTCTTTTATATCTGAAATTTTGTTCTGAACCATTTCTCTAATACCGTTTTTAGGAATAATTACTTGTCCCCACGAAAATTCAACTTTTTCTCTACTTTTATTAAACGGATATTTTCTATCTTTTCTTTCAAATTCATGATCAAAACTCAAAAATTTTAATATATCTTGAAACGAATAATATTTTAATTCTTTATCCAATTTATTTTCTCCTTTATTACCTCAAAATCTTACTTAATCTTGTTATAACTTCTTCGCAAAATCTATATAAATAAGTTTCTTTAAATACCGTTTTCAAATCATCAGCAGCTTGTCTATATTGCTGACGTAATTCGTTGTCTATCATATTATTCCTTCTTCTCAATAATAGTTACAGTACCCTCAAATACTCCAAAATTTGATGACTGTTGAAATGTATGTGTCTCTGCAATATCATCATCTGTCATAGGTCTTGTCAGATACCATAATGAATCATCTTTCCATGTAATCTCTTCAAGTTTCTGATTTGGTTCAAGCTCAATTGTTGTTGATCCACCAAAATCTTTTGTAACAGACTGGCATCCAGTCATTCCAAAACATAATGTCAATCCTAATGCAACTGCTAAAATTTTCTTCTTCATATAATTTATTCTCCTAACTCTTTCAGTGCATTAACAAGTTCAGCGAGTCTTGGGTTCTCAGGATGCTCCTTTGCCATCTTTTCATATAAAGCAATATTATTCATCTTTTCAATCTCAGACTTTAGCTCCTTCTCAATAGAGGATTTCTGCTTTGCAATTTCCTTTAGGCGATTTTCTTCATCAATTCTTGCATTATATCCATCCATATTAACGATACCAACGACCTGAGCTGTTACACCTTTACCGTATTCTTTTACGGTCATTAATTTTTTTATAACACCAAGAACTTTATTATCTTTTCCTCTTGTGTTTACCACAACATATACTGGATGTTTTAATGGATCTTTTTCTACTATAAGCTTCCATTCATCCTCATATAAAGCAAAACCATAGTCTTTTTTACTATAATCCTCTACCAAATTAATAATTGCTATCTGCTCAAATCCTGTCATTTTATTATCCTCACTTTCATCTCTAATAATATCTAATTCACTTCTTTTGAACCAATATAACCCATTGGAACTTGCTGCATTATACATTCCGTCAATCTGAACTGCTATTGAGCCACTTGTAGTTTTAACAACTTGTCCATATTGACCAATAATGTTTTCTTCTCTGTATTTTCTTTTATCAGTATGTGTAACTTTTACTCGCTGATTTTGGTACTCTTCATAATCGTATATCTTACTCATCGAATCACCTCCTGTTAATTTATTCTCCAAAAGAAATCTATGTTCTTGGTAACTTTTTGTTCGAAAATCTCTGTTGTTTCTAATTTTTCCAATATATTATTTTTAACAATCGCTTTAAAATGTTGCCATGCTTTACAATGTGGACATTGTGTATCTAACGATGGACGCACATAAGAACCATATGTGTATTCTCCATCACCGTTATCGGCACAAATTTTATCACCAACTGTATAATATCTGAGTAAACAATCAGCCCATTTAATCTGATCATCTGCTATAAATTCTTTTCCACAATTAAGACATTTTACTTCTCCTTGAATATTATCGAACATCCCCATCTAATTTGCCTCCTCTCTGTTCTTTCATTACCAAATGGCTAACGTTTACTGCTTCTCTCATAGCTTCTGCAAACTCATAAGCACAATCAGAAGTAAATCTTTCCTGCACTTTTGCAATGTCATTTGTATCAACTTCACTATGAATTCTTGCGTCAATAATATATTTTCCGTCTTTATATTGAATATCTACCATTTATTCGTCCTTCTTTATCAAAATACTTTTATGAATTTCTCATAGTTACCATCTCTGCCGCTTGGAACAGCAAATACAACAGTATCGAAGCATTTATGGGTAGTAGTTAAATATTCTTTAAATATATTCGCTACTTCTGTTGCATCTTGCCCAAATACTCCACATCCATAAGCTCCTAAAATAAGAGTGCTCACATTGTTATCTTTCGCCATATCAAGAACAAATTTAATTCGACTTCTTAATGCTTTAGTATTCTCTTCGTCTGACACATTCTGATATTTCTGAGCAGCCGACTTATTTGGAGCAGCACAAGTAATAACACTACACTCTACATGACTATTCTCTCTAAAGAACCAAACACCAGGAGAAAATAATCCTCTGTTCAAATATAAAGCCTTATTCTTGTGTCGATTATTCCAATCATAAAATTCTAATACAAACTGACTCAACACATTGTATAAGAATGATTCGTGACATAAGCACTCTTCCTGTGCCTTACTACCATTTAGAAACATTCCACCTGGATTTTTATATGAAGAAAAATTAAGGACTGCTGTACTTGGATTTCCGTATTTCATTACAGCACCTACACTATCAATATTCTCTATAATAATCTTGGTATCTTTATCTTCGATATCCTCTTCAAAATCCCTATTAAATGAATCTGTATCATAAATTTTGGTTGCAGAAATAGCAGTCTGAATACAACGACCATATTTGTTTCGCATTTCTTTTGTGTGTTCACGAGCAATTGTCGCTCTTTGTTCTTTGTTCTGCCAATATTCTTTTATATATGCCATTTATTTCTCTCCTTTCACCATAAGAAATTCCGCTTTACTGCGAACTTCATATTATGTTATTCTCCATTACACTTCATAAAACTCAAAATATGTGCTATAACATCGACAGTCCATCCGTTACCAATTGCTTCAAACCTTCTTGTCTTAGGCATTGCTTTTACATTGCCACTCTCATCCATTCCAAACTCCGTATAATTGTCTGGAAGTGTCTGAAGTCGTTCAATCTCTAATGGACATGTCTTTTTATATTTTTCTCCACCAAGCCAAACATTGAATTTTGTTTCTGTTCTACAACGTGGTACTGTTGGAGCTTTCTTATCTAAAAAGTACAGCCTGTCCTGTTGCGAATAATGACCTTTGCCACCAAGATCATATTTTATGTAATTCTCACACTTAATCATTGTGTTCCTGATTCTGTCATCAAAGTATTTGACTAAATCTGGATCATCACAAATAACATCTTTCACTAATAATCCTTTATCATCAGGAAGCGTGATATTTGGTATGTTCGTCCAATACAGACGTTTTCTTCTCTGAGCTGATAATAATTGACTATCAATCATAATTGGTTGTACACCCAATTCCTCACTAATAGCGTCTTGAATCTCATCAGCCATTCCATAATTGTTTTCATATAGGAAATATTTTGGATTTGTGTTATTCTTTGCTTCCACAAATTTCTGAAACAGTTTCCAACCTTCGCCTTCTGTATCAATTTCTCTCTTCAATTTTGCTGTTTTACTACACTTGGCTTTCGACCAGAACTGGCAAGGTGAACCACCTATTAATAGATCGACTCCATTAAAATCCTTGAAGTCGGTAGAAAATACGTCACCGTATCTTTTGATATCAGGATAATTATATCTACTGATTTTGATTGCATTCTCTTCAATTTCAAATGCGTTATACTCACTGACTGGAATATTGGTTCTATCTAATGCAACTCTTCCACAAGAGATTCCATCAAATAAACTTAATACTCGTAGCCCTTGAGAATTATTTTTTTCTTTATTCTCTGTCAAAATACACTATTTTACAGAGGTTACGTAACCACAATTACCTAGGAGTTACTGCTTAATTCCTTTCTTCTTAATTATTTTGTTGTAAAATCCTATGGAATTTGCACGTCTGCAAAACCATAAGAAAAAAATATTTCTTGTTACTTTTACTTTTGGGAAATTTGGCTGAGTCGCCAAGATAGAAATTTCTATGTATGATTATTCTTCGTCTTGAAATGATTTAATTCGATTTTCTAAATAATCAATCTCATCATTCCAATGGTCTATTAGCATGTCTTCGATTTGATGCTTTGCATCTTCTATACTGTCTGCAAACAACGTATCATATTCAACATTTAGTTCTTTTGATACATATATAAATATGTTTTCGTCTGTCTCATCTTGTACAAAACCAGCTACTACATTTTCATCATCTTCTTCATAAAATTGACTAAAATGTAACCTGTAACATTCCTTACCAAAGTCATTCTTTTCACCTGTTTCCCAATATTTCTTCACTTTATCACCTCGCTTAATTTGGCTGATCAGCCGTGAATAGAATTACTTCTATATTAGATTATTCTCTATTTGAAACTTTTTTAATTCATCTTGAATCATCTTCTGCATATCTTCTTTGTCAAAAGATATATTTGCAACTGGAATAACTTTTGCATTTAGATTAACATCACCAATAATAGCTTTGTCAAACGCTTCTAAAAACATTTCTGCAATTTCCTTTTCATAATTACCACATATACCTTTGAAATCAATATCTGCAATTACTCTTGAAAAGAAATCCTTGAACTTGCCAGCGCTAAAATCTCGTTCATATTCTCTCGGAATATCAATTGTTATTTTCACTCTCTCACCTCGCCAACTTTGAACCATAATATGTGATGTGTACCTTCACTTTGAAATACTCACCACAATTATGACATTTTACTTTTACTTCTTCACACCAACCTTGTGTTACCAAATTCATCAAACCATATTCCATAAATCCATCTTGATATTCTTTCTTGCAATATGGACATTTTGGATATGTAAATTTACTTTTTCTCATATTTTACCTCGCTTATTCTCTGTATGGTTCAGGCAACGGCATCCAAGCTTTCATGCCACCATTAATTCTTCCCCAAAACCATGTCCCATCATAGCGTTGTCTTTGTACTTTTGTTACCATGCCTCTATTCGTAGTAACAAGTACATTAATTACTTTCTTACCTTCGTATCTTTTATCATCTTCGGGCATTTGTCCTTCGACACATTTAATCCATTCCAATTATTCTCTCACCTCACTGTCCAAAGATTTCCCCAATAATTTTCAACTTAATACTCTGACCAAATTCTGAACCAGCAGCTTTTGGATGACCACCGCCACCAAATAAACTTGCTACATCTTTACCAAGATCAATATCTTCTTTAACGGTTCTATAAGATACCGTACAACCATCAATATCAATCATTGCCACAAAATCAATTTCAGGATGCATTTTACAAAGTCTATTACCTAATTCACTAACAAACCTATCTGCAAATACAAAACCACAAACCTTACCACACATAGGACTGGCAAACATAGTTTCATTCTTCTCTTCGATATATCTATCAATTTCGTCCTGTTTAATTTTTAGAACAACCTCATCTTTGGCAGATAATAATGGGAATATTTCACCACGTATCTCCGAAATACACCAATGAATAAAATCATCTCGACCATACAGATAAAGTAAGTCATTCACCTGCTTACAAATAACCCCATCTTCACCAAGTTCCGACCATCTCCAAGTGTCATAATCTCTCACAAGTTCAGCAAATCTTCTTAATGTCTCCGAATCTTTTAAATAACCATTCTTGATTAACCAATAATAAAACATCTCTGTTCCACTGGTTTTAATAGTTCCAAGTTTCATATCTTCATACTCAATAGTCACAGAACACCAAAGATACTTATTAAGTCCTAGAGCTGTTGGATGGTGATCTAATAAATAGAAATTATCAAATCTGTCATCAATAATTTTCGCTGTATCTTCATTTACTCTAATATCTGTAATAATACACATATCAAATTCTGTTTCACTATCAATAAACTTCCTGACACTTGAATCAATGTTATCGTAATCGCAGTATGAAATATCTACATCTTTACCAAATGCAAGTTTTGCCAAAATACCACAACCAATTCCATCTAAATCTGTATGACTGAATAATTTAAACATATAATCTCCTTTCTGCTATTTCTAATAGTTTTTCTTTCTCATTTATATATTCTCCACTAATGACTGAATCCAACAGATTATTTAATACATCACCAATTTCTTTTCCTGGCTTATATCCAATAGTAATTAAATCCTTTCCATTAACTGCTAAATCCTTTAGAGAAAAACATTCATCGTCTTGTAAAACTTCTTCCAAAATATATCCGATATTGTCAATCTTCTGCAATCTTGTTTCCTGATTAATGTCTGCCTGTGCTTTAATATCAGCTCTACGAACATTTAATAATCTTCTAAACTGTTCTTCTCCGATTTTATTAAGCCATCTCTTGATATATTTCTTTTCCACCTCAAAAGTAGCATCATGATAATAGACTAATTCAACGACCTTTTCTCTTGTATCATTGTCAAATCTTAATCGCTTCATTATTTCATTGGTCATATCAGCACTGACTCTTCCATGACCTTTAAAATGTCTAACGCCGTCCTCACTGTCTTGATAACAATGTGGCTTTCCAATATCATGAAAGAATACAGCTAAAGATGTAATCAAATCTCTTGAATTTAAATCGGGTTCGCAATCACATTCATAAGCTTGTATTGCATGTACTGTATGATTCCATACATCATAGATGTGATATGGATTATTCTGCTGAAAGCCAAACATGTCTTTAATTTCAGGAATAAATAACGAGAATACTTCACGAAATAATACTATCTGTATATAAAACTCGCTTGATAATGCAATTTTACAGAACTCACTGTTGATTCTCTCAATAGATATATTCTCTAAATTCTTATACATTTTATGAATATTCAAACTTACATCAGAATCAACCACAAATCCCAACTGTGAGGCAAACCGAATGGCACGTAAAATTCTTAATGCATCTTCTGAAAATCTGTCTTCTGCTCTGCCAACACATCTAATCTTGTGATATTTAATATCTTCCATACCATTAAACGGATCTATAAGACCAACTTCATCATTGTAAGCCATTGCATTAATTGTAAAATCTCTACGCTTTAAATCTTCTTCAAGGCTTCGTGTGAATGTAACACTGTCAGGTCTACGACTATCTGAATAGTTGCCATCAATTCTATAAGTCGTAACTTCGTATCCTTCACCGTTAATTACAATAGTGATAGTTCCATGCTGCAATCCTGTTTCAATAATTCTCTTATCCTTGAATACTTTCATCATTTCATCTGGTGTGGCAGAAGTTGTAATATCATAGTCATGAATTGGTCTTCCAAGAATGCTATCTCTCACACATCCCCCGACTAAGAAAGCTTCATATCCATTATTTTGTAGACTATGGATAATTTCATTTGCACCAGATGGAATTTCAATTTTCAATTTCTTCATTCAAATTCACCTCAATCTCGGTATATTTATAAAATATCACTTATTCGTTATCATATCCAAAAACAACAACTCATCTTTCTTCAATGTGATGTCATAATCTTTCCATTTTTCCATCAGTTCTCTTATATCAAATCCATGCTCTGCAATTATCGCATAGCCATGAGGAGTTTTATGGCAGTCATTGTGAATACCTAATAATCCCAAATCTGTTCTAAATTGACCAAGTAATTCTTTGTTATCCACATCAAAATCAAACAGCCATTTACTCTCATCACGATTTTGTACCTGCTGTGCAACGGATGCTAATGTGCGATTAAGCTGTGTCATACTTGGCTTATCTCTCAACAAACGAATAATCAACTCTTCTCTGATTTTCTCTTCATTCCTTGAATTGACCGACCTATACAATCTCGTCTGTTCGCCAGGAAGTCCTTTAGCTGCGAAACTTTTAAAAGATTCAATTACTTTATCTTCGTTCTCTTTGTATTCAAGAATTGTTTTGGCACGTTCCTTAAAGTTTGGAATGTCCTTATTATCCTTGTTTCGAGAACGAATTAAATATACATATAAATTTGACATTGTATTATTCTCCTTACTTATTTAAAACAATCAGAATGTTACTTAGATATAAAGCATAAAATACTAAATAGCCACCACCTGCCAAGAACAGCAATTTGAATACAAAATTAATAACATTCTTTTTCGTCCATGTTATCCCAACAATAAGATTAAAAATTCCCATAATCAATAAAATAATATTTAAAATATTCATGTTTCACCTCCAAAATTTCGCAAAAAATGTGCGATTACTGTGAAACGCATTCAAACATATTATGTTCTATGCATCCTTGACATCTTCTACCTGCTATATTTTCCTGCCCTGATTTGCAACAATTACAGATTATATGATGTTTAATTAGTTCCGTCTTTTCTCCAAGTTCTCCTCCTAATCCATGTAATTGTTCTATTGCAAGATCTCTTTCCCACTGAATCTGTTCTATTGCTCCTAATGCAATAATAGCAGTCTTCATGGCTTCAATCCCATCTGGAAGAGAATTATTTTTAACCATAATGTTTAAATCTCTTTTGAGTATCTTTTTAGCTTCAGTATAATCCATCATCTGTTCTATAACCTCCAAAATTCCACAAGAAATGTGTGATATTCATTCTACTATAAAACATATACCATATATAGTATATATTACTTATTTTCAATACTATATATGGTATATTTGTAACAATTACTCACTTAATTCTGCAAGTGCCTTATCCAGATCCTCATCAGACATATTTTCAAGTGCTGCATCCTGTCTCTTAGCCTTGATTTCAAGCAATCTCTGTCTCATCTCAGCATTTTTCTTAGCGTCTTCTCTCTTCTTCTTCTCATCCAGCTTCACACTAACAATATACTTGACAATTTCAATCTTATTAGAAATCTCCTCATCTTCCTTTGACTTAGTATTCAAAAGACTTTCTTCCTCAGACTTCTTTGCTTCTGCATTGAGCGTCTTAAACACTGAGTCCAGATTTGTGAGAGACAAATCCCACAAATCAATTACGTTAATCATTCCTCTAAATGGGAACTGATATTTTGCTCTTGTTGCATTGATAAATAATTCGTTGTTTGTCATAATAATAATCTCCTTTTCTAATTAAAACTTAATCTTCATTACACGCTCTGTTGCACCCTTAACCTTAACAACTAAATCTGCTCTCTTTGTCATAGAGAATCCAATTCCTGAAAGCTGATCATCAGTATCTTCTACATGACACTTAGCACCTAAAGCCTCAAATACTCTCTTGTGCTTTTCAAGGTCACTCTTTAAGAACTCATTATAATAGCCATTAGGACTTTCGTTGTTCACACAATCCTTTAGGAAGAAGAATAAATGTCTATGACCAATTCCATCCTGTTCATCAAAATAATTTGGGCTATAACTGATTACTGATACAGGAACAAACTGATTCGTTTTGATATTCCACTTTTCAATAGGTGTACTATCATTCTCTGCCATCTCAAGAATACTAAACTCGCCATTTTTTAATTCTAATTTTGCAAGAGTAATCCATTCCTTGTGCTGTAATGGTTCTCTTCTTACAAATCTATAAACATTACCGCCAAATGCAATTTCTGCTTTAAAGCCACCTGTTGTCGGATTTCTAAAATTCCAATTATGGATTTTAAAAGTGTATACACCCTCTTTCAATTTATCAATTGAAGGAAATGTTGTGTTTTCAACTGGAACATATCCAATAGGAGCAGGAGCGGTATAATCTACATCCTGAACTCCACCAGAAGCATAATGTCTTCTATGATTCCATCCAACTCTTTCATCATTTCCATAATTATCATGAATTTCTTTTCCATTCTTGATAACAACATTCTGATTTGAACCAGGCATAAATACATGTAAATCCATAAGAGAAGCATTTCTCATTCCATCATAATTCCAACTATGTGAAAATCTTAAAACACCATCAGTTCTTCCACCAGCAGCTTTCACTTTTTCTGTAATTTCAGAGTCAGTAATGTTTCCTGAATAAGCCCAAGATAATCCATTGTTCCATTTGAACATTGTCTTAGCATCTGAATTAACAGGTGCAATCATAGAAACAAAGTTCTTCTCATGTTTATTCTCTACAAAAGCTTCAATCTCCTTTGCAGTTGGAAGTACCTTATCAATGAAATCCTGTGCTGAAATCTCCTCAACCTTAGAAAACTTCTTAGGACTTACAGCAACATCTTTTTCCATCTGACCAAAAATATCATCTGCGCCAACTATTCTTCTTGCAGCACTTTTATTTGAGAATAGTACATTATTTACAGTAATATCATTCAGATTAGCAAATCTTCTCTGTAATGAATCCATATATCCAAGTTCTGTAATGGTCTTCTTTGCATCCTCAAGCATCTTCTTTGTAAAAATAGCCTTTGGACGCTTATAATTGCTTGGAGCGACAATCTGTTCATATTTCTTAACTGCCGTGTCAAGATCCATATCCTCACTTACATTAATAAGAAGTGTTCCGATAGAATGATTTCTAATTCTTCCGATAGCCATACCTGCTGTTACCGACTTCTCCCAAGCATATAAATCCTTTTCAGTATCAGAAGTCAGCTTATCGTATTCCTTCTTATACTTCTTGAACTCTGTGAGTACGCCTTTCCACTCTTCGCCCTTGTAAAGTGTATTTGAGTTGATAAGTTCAAGAATTGTATCAAGTGCATCCATAGTAATTTCATCGAGAGAACGCTTAAATACATTTCTTGTATCTCTGAACTGTCCTTTAACTTCCTCATTAGAACGACTACTTCTATTTACGAACTTGCTTGGAAGCTCTAAGAAGAAATGATCCCACTGATGAGACTTTCCATTAATTTCTTCAAAGTTAAAATCTGTGCCAATCTTAGGGAATTTAGTTGTATAAATATCGGTAACTGTATGAGCTTTTACAAAGGCATCAAGTGCATCACATACTGGCTGATATGTTGTATCACCAAGATTCAGTTCCCAAATCGTATGAATCTGGTTATCCTTGATAGTGACAGCAGAACCAATATTCTTAATAAACTGTCTGCAACAACTACAATCATGTTCTCTACGCTCTCTGAAAATCTCATTTGTACCAGCAGGGAAGCTATCAAGATATGTATTCCATAATTCATCCTTATCTACATTTACCTCAAATAAATGTGTTGCCTCTTTCTGCATTTCATCGAAGTGCTTCTGTAAAGCCTTTTTAAACATCATAAATCCATCCATATTTTGTACCTCTTCTTTCTTATATTTATTTTTTGTTAATTGTTTCTACTGTTATATTCTCCGTTTATAATCCAAAGGAAACGAAGTTTTACTGTGGTTTCTGTTCTTTGTCTATAAAATATGTATTTCCATATTCATTGACTTTCTCTGTCAAATTCATTCTTGCGTAATCAAGAACGTCCGATGCGAAATTTGCCATACATGAATAACATAGATAATGTTTAGTTTTTCCTACACTCATTTCTACTAACCCAACTTCTATTCTTCCGCAAATCTCACATGACTTATTTCTAATACATTGACTCATATAATACCTCTTCTAATTTACCAAATTCCATTTACTGTCTTATCAATAGCTTCTCTCATTACACCACCTGTCATTTTATTCATTGTATCTGCAACAAGACCTTTAAATTCTGCTCTTATTCGTCTATTATGACGAGTACATGGTTTTGAACAATAATTATTTCTTCTACATTTTTTACAGTTGCCATTCAATTTCCACTGTTCATTTTCCTGAATCTGTTCCATAATATTTGTATGCTCCTTTCAAAGTTATATATTCTGACTAATATTCCTCTGCTATATCATCATATTCTCTTGAAAGATATCCAACTAAATCCTTATAAATATCTAACTGATGTTCATGTAAATAATTACATAGTTCAATATCTGTATTGAAAAACTTTTCAACAGCAGTTGAATTAGCCCATCTGTCAAAAGCACTTTCTGTTGTAACTCTAAGTAACCATCTGTTTCTAGTTCCGCTATGAGGCTCTACTATCATAAAAATAACTGTATCTGTTCTTGCTTCTAAATGACCTTCGTATTCATAAATCTCGTAATCCTGACCATTGTTTACTTTGTCATTCTCAAACCATCTTCTTATATTTTCCATTTTTACCGATCTCCTTGTTTTGTGATTAGAAAAATAGCTCATCAATCGACAAGTCCATATGTTCGTATAAGTCAACAATTCTTGAATCATTTTCATCTAACCCAAGTAAGAAACAACCACCTTCTCCTTGCTCAATTTTTACAATCTCATTCTTATGAAATTGTTCTATATCTATTTTTAATCTTCTAATACCGTAATATTTATATAAATCTTCTATTGCTGAGTTCAAACCATCCATCATTTTTTTATATTGGGAACTCAAGTCAAAATCGTATAAACTATTAATACTGTTTTCAATTTCATTATAAATATCTATTAAATTCGTCATACTTTATACCTCCACATGAAATCGAACTTTCTTACCAAAACAGTTCTTCAAATTCGCAGAAATATTCTAGTGAATACCACTCTTCTTTATCTATATCATTTTTGATTTTTATACAATCTCCATCAAAACCAGTAACTAAATATTGTTTTCCATCTGTTAAATTAAACTGTTCCCCTCTATTATTCGAAGTAACTGGTTTCCCAATTTCAATATTGACTATATTTTTATGCATAACACAATTCATAATTTTCACCTCACAATCCAAAGAACTTTACTTCAATATTTCTATTCTTATTTCTGTTCCTTCATAATTACCTGTTATATGCCTTTGGACTACAGATATTCCCTCTTGATATTCATTAATAACATTCTCTAAAGATTCCATAATGTCATAAAAGTCTTTAAGTAGCCAAGGATGTGTATAAGATATATGAATTCCATCACATAAAAATCTCCAAAGAAAATCTTTTGCTTCGCTTTTACAACGCCACTCCTCTTCATATTTAAATTCCATAGAACCAACATAATCATAATATTCAAAATCATCAACTACTACGTCTCTATTAGTACAGCCAAAATCTTCGGCATTCCTTAAACTGTAATCACCGTCTGTATATAATGTATAACTAATATTTATTTGCATCTTCTCGCCTCACAATCCGAAGAAATCGACTTTCTTAATAATCGTTTCCTATCAAACATACAAAACAACTGCACTCCATACAAACACCATGCCCAGTTTCAGAACATTCTTCTGCAACTTCACATAATTTTTCAGGAATTTTTGTTACATAATATCCGTTGTCTCTTAAAAATTCTATTGCTTCTTTAATTTTTGTTTCCATATTTACCTCCTATTTTTCCAAAGAAAGAGAATTTTCATCTCAATTCTAATCCCATCTTTTCTTTCAAACATACAGCTTTTTCTTTCGTAAGAGTTCTTGATAAAAGTTCTCCGTCAACATTATAGACTGTAATAATTTTAAAGTCTAAATCTGAATAAAGGAAAATATCAATCATCTCAATATTTTGTGTTGTTACAATATAAGGTTGTTCTTTTCTTGCAATTTCTACCCACTGTGGTAACTCACTATAATGCGTTTTTTCGTCGGGATAATAAACCATATAATTATCTATGTCTGCATTTAGTATCTCTTTTGCATATTTTTCAACCAAATTATTTTTTCCTAATAATAAAATCATCTGTTTCTCACCTCACAAATTACCCACGTTTCAAAAAGCTTTCAAAGCTATTTTTCATATATGTATAGTTAATTCTTTGATCTGTGCTAAAACCAGAACTATTTTTCTGATACTTTTGAATCCACTGTTCAAAATCTATGTCTTTTTCATTTTTACAAGCATAAGCCATAAGCGCAACTAACGCTGTTTTACACTGCTTGTACACTTCCGAATCAACTCTTACGCAATCATCAATCATGTTTTCATAACATTCAATGTCTTCTTCGATTACATTTGAATTTACATTTTTCTGAACAAACGAAAGTGTAGTTTCTTCTTCGACATCTTCTTCTTTAATATTCTCTGTTTCTTTTGTCGTTATTGATTCGTTGGCTAAAAAATCTTTTAAAAGTGTTTCTAAAATATGTAATTTGTCTGTAATCATTCCTTTATCCTTTGTAGAATTGCATGTATCAATTTCCGCAAATGATAAATTGTTTGTTTCTTCAGTTCCTTTTGGTTTTCTAGTATGCTCTACAACAACTTTTACGTTCTTTAACTTCTCAAAGTCGTTTAAGAATTCTCCAAATTTTTCATCGGGGTATCCTGTTTTATCAAACCTGTCAAAAAGCATAAACCATATAAGTGCATTTTTCTCACTAAACAGCTTTCCTGTTGTCGGTGTTACAATGTTATACAATCTATCAAGATATTCATTGAACTTATTAAACATCTCCTTGGTTGCATTCTCATTTAAAAACTTTCCAAGCTGCATTGCATTTCTTTTCCACTGATCAAAGAAGTTAAGACCCATAATTGTTTCATTTACAATCTTATCAATAGTTCCATTTCTATCTTTAACATCGGAAAATTTTGCACAATCGCTAAAGAAATCATGTCCAGATAATTCTTTAACATCTTTTGCAACATTGCACATATAGGTGATTGTTTTTTGGGCAACGTTCATTTTCGCTCCACTGTTATATCTAACAATATGTCGCCCCACTTCTTCATCACTACAATCAAGATGTTTTACTACCTCTACTGGACAATTATTAAAATCTTCCTTTAATCTTTCTGGTAATTGAGCATAACTTTTTCCTTTTAAGTCAAAAGAAACGATTTCATATACTGTATTACCATCTTCATCTTTAACAATTTTTCCATTTTCATCTTTTTTTACTTCTTGATACTCAATCACTGATGGATTTATTTTTTTACCAAGTGCAAATTTACCTGCTTTATAATTTTCTATTGTGGTACATCTCTGTAATCCATCAATCAGCCACAAGATAACACCATTATCTGTAAGCTGTTCACAAATCTTAATTGGATCAAAATCTTCATTCTGAATAACGGTTACTATAAAATTATCTCTAACCTCTTCTTCCCATTGACCAGATTTTCTCTGCTGTGGATGATCATTTCTCAGATCTTCTCTTTCAATCATTCCACATATTTTAGATGCCATGCAGGTATCTTTTTTTACCTTATCTCTTATTAATTTCATAGAATTTTTCCTCCCATCAAACTCTTTAAAGGCTTAGTTTTTTCATCAGAAGTAATCTTTTTTAAAAGATTGTCATAATGAAATGATTCAATATGTAAGATTTCACAAATCTCTTCTTTTGTGTATTTATCAGCAAGCATCATAATTATCTTGTATTGCAAAGGAGACAAACTATTCAAGTAATCATTAACTTCTTGATGCCATTCAGATTTTGTTTCTCTTATAAAAATATTCTCCACACGAAAATCTGAAGCTATCGTATCTCTAATTTCCTTTCCTTCCTCTGTCGTTACATCTAATGTTAATGGTTTAAGAATTACTTTTCTTTTTTTCTTCTCTCCATTCTCTTCGTAGTACTCATAAATAATATCTCCATTTCTATCCCTTGCATAATTAACACGTTTATCTCGCATTCTATCTCTTGTCCAATCTAAATACGAGCGTTTAATATTTGTTGTCAAATATGCTCCGAAATTATCATTCCTTGAGCAATCATAATTTTCAACTGTCTCAAGCAATACCTTCATCGCATCACTTAACAAATCATCAATTTCCATATCTGCAACACCCTTCATGGATATTAGCGGCAGACAAATTTTCTTTAATTCTCGTAAATCATTGCGGCAATATCTATCAACTATTGCCAACTGATCGGGTGATAAATTTGTTTTTTTTACTGTCACTTTCGCATGTCTCCAATCATTTTTGTCTCTAATATCTCTTTAAAATCCAGTTCATCATCTTTGATTTGACTATGTTTTGTCTCTGAATAACACTTTGGGCATCTACAAAACTTTTCATGCTTGTCCTTAGAAAATGACATCACACCAACCATAGATATGTAACACCTTTTACAAATCACCATTTTCGTCCACCTCCACAACTCGGTATGTATATTTACGATCAAATAATCCATCAATAGCCTTTTGTGTACGTTCTCTGCTGATTTTTGTATCATCAATTTCTTCTAAAATACTATGTATGATTAACATTTCATCTTTGAGTTGTCTTCTATTTCTTCTATTCTCTCTTATCTTTTTATATACAAGCCAAGCAGAATAAAGATCCTTCGGTGTTTCAAGTTCAATACTATGTAAAGCATCCATCAGAGCCGCATCAGAAGTGTGTAATTCATCTTCCAATTCAACATATCTTTCTCTTGCTTCTTTAAAAATATCCGAACATGCACCAAATTTTTCAACCCATTGCGTAATATTATCAGAAGGTTGATAATCTGTGTTTTCGATAATTTTCTTCGACTCTTCTTTTACAATTTTCTGAACAGGTGTTTCCATTTTAATATCAGGAATACACTCTATCCGAAAATTCAGATTTTTAAGAGTCTTTGGAAGCGACTTTAGAATATTCTTTGCTTTCTGTTCTGTAAATTTCCCCATATTTTTTTCTTTGCATGTTTCAGCTTTACCATTTTCACTTAGTCGGATATATACATTTTTATTATTCTTTATAACAAAATCCAACTATATCATCTCCTCTCTTTTATTTTTAATGGATCATGTCTGACTTGAACAGACGACTTCTCGGTTATGAGCCGAGCGTTCTAACCAACTGAACTAATGATCCAGACCGACATATGGAAGGTATATATCAAATAACGAAACAAAAGTATATGTCGGTTATGTAACTCGTTAGTGAGTTATTCTCTATAAGAACTTATGCAGCTTATAGACTGCACTTACAGATAATTAATCTGCGTTCTGAGGACTCACTGGGTAGAAAATCCCCATAACAGGGCATACTGGATTCGAACCAGTGAATACATGAGTCAAAGTCATGTGCCTTACCTCTTGGCGAATGCCCTATAATATTATTCTCCATATTCAATTGTGCAAATTAGGAATTTTAATTGCAGAAAACGCTTGAAACTTGACTTTCTTTCGAAATATATGTAAAATAAGTACAAGCGATATTTCGCTTCTGCAATAGCTTAATGCTGTTGTATGTATTTGGTTGATAGAGTCAAGTAGAAAGCTGTTGGCGCAGCGTTTGAATCGCTTGGCTCTATCTTTTTTTTATTACTTACAAAAAACATGATACTCCAAACAAATGTTCTTGTCAATCATTATTTCGAACAGATGTTTGTATATTGTTCGTTTTTTCGATATTTTTTATCATATTTCGAGTCCTATAATCAGGACTCTATTTGGGGAAATTTGATATTGTGCACCATAAATTCTTGCACCCCATCTAAAGAAAGTAACCCAAAGAAATCATTATCTTGATAGTCAACCATAGTCGCTTTGTTGATTATTCTTTTCCCCTCATCAATAGTAATTTGTCTTGGTCTTGTATGGATATAAGTGACTCCATTAAAAGAATCCATCCAAATCATGCCTGGTGCCTCATCTATTCTTTTCTTTGCTTCTTCCTTACTAACGAACATTATGCAAGTACCTCCTCCCAATTAATGTTTTCCCCAAAAAAGAATGTATTGTAACAAATTTTATTAATCATGTTTTTTTCTTTTTGATTTGTTACCATTCCCAATTTCTCTTCTACTTCATCCTTTGATATTGTGATTGGTTGCTCTCCTAATATCATAGAATATAAAGACAATCCATTTATATTATTAGCTTTAATACAACCATGAACAGGCATGTTCTCTTTCTTAATTTTACTCGTCAAAGGCATTACCGTTATAATAGTTCCATGCTTAGTTCCAACAGGATTACTTACAACTACATATGGACGTTCCTTTGTTTGAACTGAACCCGATCCTTCATATTTTATATTCGCTTTAATAATATCGTATTTCCGTATATCCAT